CTATTTTTCATCCTGTACCAATTTTGTACCAATTTTGCTTTCCAGCTTCCCTAGTTCAGTCCAGTCCGTTGTGGAACTCAGCCAGCGCGCGTAAGTCGAGAGCAGCACTTGCACGCTGTGCCCGAGCTGGCCAGCGATGAACGCCGGGTTCATGCCTGACATAAGGCACATCGTAGCGTAGGTGTGGCGGCAGTTGTATTGGTTGCGGGGCCTGATCTCCAGGGCCTGCAGGGCTGTGGCGAAGTGCCCGGCGGGGGTGGTGGGGCCCTTGATAAACGGCGAGCTGCCGGACGGCTGGAACACGTAGGGCGACGATTTGGACACCCGGCGCCGGTCACTATCGCGGCATTGGGCAATTTCCTTGGCCTTGGCCAGGGCGTTCATGGCGCGGGAGTTCAGCATTACCGTCCTTGCGTACTTGGTTTTCGTGCGCTCCTGCACCTTGCCTTTCACAACGATCCGACAGATATGTGCGGTCCTTGCCTCCAGGTCGATCTCATCCCAGCGCAGCGCCAGCAGCTCACCGGTCCTCATCCCTGTGTAGAAAGCAAACTCAAAGTAGGCGGCGTAGATCCTGACCACCGGTCGGGTAAAGTTCGCATACAGCCACGCAATGAGCGCGTCGGCTTCTTCCGCGGTGAAAGGATCGACGACCTTTTTATTTCTCGCCGGCAGTTGAATCGATGTTGCGGGGTTGCGTGGAACGACCTCATCCTGCACGGCCGTATTGAACAAGGCATTCACCCGTGATATCGCCGCACGCTTAACTCCTGGACTGGGCCACTCGGTTGCAGCAATGATCTTGCGCAGCACCATGGGGGTTATGTCGTTCATGGGGATGCCGGCAAGCGCAGGCATCCAGTACAGGTTGAGGCTGCCTTTGTAGTTGCTCCTGGTGCCCTCTACGACCTCGCGACTGTCGAGCCAGGTCTGTGCATATTCCCCGAACGTAACGACGGCTGACTCAGTCGTCGCCACATAGCTGGAGTTAGGAAAAAGCTCTGCGTATTTCTCGTCCGTCAACGCCCCGTGTTTTGCCAGGCTGATTACGTGAGCACGGAGATCCGCGGCCGCTTTGATCCCCTTTGCCGTTTGTGGGAAGGCGAGGGTTTCGCACCGGCGATATTTCCAGGTGAATCGGATTCGGATTGAATCACCAGCAAATTCAACTCCTGTGGGCAGTCCCATTGGCTTTCTTGCCATGCCTCGTATCTCCTGATGCTGTAAAAAATGCGGTTGTCGATCTTGTTCCAGACGCCTTCGGGGATTCCCCCACGGGCTCGCTTGCTTTCCAGGGCGCGCTGAGTGGTGCCGATGAGCTGCGCCATGCGCTTCTCGGGCACTTTGTCGAAGGGGTACGTTTCGGGTAGTTCGTCTATTTCGGACATGTGCATATCCCGCCCGCTGCTGCAGGCTGTCTGATTGGTTTGAGGTGTGTCTGATTGCCTCCGGCGTTGCGCCGGGGCACTGTTGCGTGGTCCGCCTGGTTCGCTGTCCTGGTGCTAGCGACCGACTTATCCGGGCCGGGCGGACTCTTCAGGCCAGTTCGGATGGCACGCTGACCACGTCGCCCAGCTTGGCGGCTACGATGGCGCGACAGGCGGCGATCAGCGGAGTACTGCCATGCCATGGGGCAGTCCTATCGGTCCATGCGCACGGGTCGCAGGTTTCATCCGAATAGATGACGCTTACACGATGCGTGGCGATCAGCGGGCCGCCCTGGCTCCAGTTCGTCGATGGCGAGAACCAGTAAACGGACTTGCCTCCCGGGTTGTATCCACCTCTCGCAATGGGAACTACCCAATATCCCTCGTGCCTGTAGAAGTACGTCGACGGGTTCATTCCTTCTGCGGTTGCCACGGCCCAGTCCAGCGCTGGCCCGACCAGTTCGGCGGCCTTCACTTCGATCATTTGCGTCATGGCCTTGGCCCCGTGTAGATGTTCCATGCGAGGTAGAGCAGGGCGGGGAGGATCATGGCTGTACCTCCTTTTCGAAGTGGAAAACTACCGGTGCGCCAGTTTCGAGGCTTGCCCGACACAAGCTTCCAGGTACCAGCGGCGGTCCTCTTGGACAGAAGCTCACGAACCACCGGCTCGAGATGATCGGCGTGCCACCGGTCACCCAGTAGCACCCCGCAGTAGGCGCAGTGTCCGCCATACTTCAGGCGCACTTGCTCGCGCTCGGATTTCTTTAGGCGCATGGCTGCACCTCCAGCGCTTCCAGTTCTTGAGCCATCTTTTCAAGCCGGAATTCTGCTTGTTTGACTAAGGCGTAGTGCTCGTTCTCATCAGTAACCGGCATGCAGACGAACAGAATTCCTGCATTTTTGAGGGCGCTGGCCATTTCCATGGCTTTGCGCAACTGGACGGGGCTAGCTCTGTTCATGGCTGCACCTCCTGCTGCACGCCAAGCTCTCCAAGTACCTCGGTGGCAATGGCAAATCCTGGGCTTCCCAGCGGGCATTCCTTGATGATCCGGTTCAGGCCGTCGATCAGATCGCGAGCTGTGCCGATCATCATGTCGGCATCGGCGTCCATATCAAGGCCGAGGGCTTCGCCAATGCTGCCGATGGAGACGCAGGCATCCAATAGCATGCGCCTGCTGCGCTCGGCGTCCTTGCGCAGCGCCTCGCAGTCAGAGCGCAGGCTCTGCACCGCCCGGAAGTTCGCGCTTTCATGTAGTGCCTCGATCTCGGCGAGCAGGGCCAGAACCGCAGCTGGACTGACGGATCCAAGAAACTCAGCGTCGGGTAGGCTGAAGTATGGCTGCTTGAAACAATCGGCTTCGTACCAGCGCTGTTCGCCGATTTCTCCAGACCAGGCCTGTGCAGCCTCGGCAAGGGCCTTGAGGCGTTCTTTGTCGATATTCATGGCATAGCTCCGCCATTCCGCTGCTGCGGCTGGCTTGAAAGAGGGGAAGGGGTGATGCTTTTGCGGGAGGAGTACAAATGTACTCTTATCGGGATTTCTTGCTCTTGCTCGCGTGAAAGCGTTCGTAGGGGCCGTCAGGTAGGCCACCGATTGCATTCGCCGCTTTGATCAGAATGTCGCCCAGGCGCATCTGCGCTTTTGGCGTGAAGTGCTTGAACCTGGTCCCGGGCGGGTAGTACGCCTCATGTGCCATGCGCTGGCAGACTCTCGATGCCTCCTCAAGCCCGCAGTTGCGCCCCCAGGCGATCAGTTTTTGGCGCTCTTGGTCGTCGAACTGCAGTTCTGGATTGGCCACCGGCTCGCTCTGGTGCTGCTCGGCAGGCTGGGCGAGAAGGGCGCGCAGCTCTTCTTTAGCAATCCGATAATCCCTGTCACTTGGATGAACGGAAACTATGGTTTGCAAAAGCTCACGCGGCACGCTGATCGTTTCGTTACTCATCTTCGGCTTCTCCACATTCAAACTCGCACTGGGTGCACTTGTAGCGATAGACCTCGGCCTGAAGCGTTCCGCCGTCGCAGTTGGGGCATTTTGGGATCGCAAGCTCAGGGTCCAGATAGAGAGCATTTGTCATTCTGTTGGTCCTTGCCCTGGTGATCGATGCATGTCGACCTGCTCTTAACCTTGCGAGGCCGATGTCGCTTATGTACCCAGCGGGTTTAGGGGTCGCAATTGACTCGCCGGTAACCCGAGCCTTGATTGCTGCCCAGGCCGGCTCGTACTCCGGCCAGTCGCTTTCGATTACCAGGTATTCGCGATCAGGAACGTTCCAGCCGAAAAGGATGGCGGCGATGTGTTCCAGGTTGGACTTGACGACATCCCGGTCAAGCGGCGACAGCTTGTCGAGGTCGCTTCGCTTGATCACGAAGTAGCGGTCTTCACGCTTGAAATCATTGCTCATGGCTTCCACCCGTGCTTGCTGCATGGCTCTACGCCGGTATCGCCACAGTCTGGGCAGTCCAGGGCGGCGCGGGCTTGCCAGCCCATCCAGTAACGCTGCAAGTTTTCGTTTCGGAAGTCACCGCTGTTGTACTTATCGAAAGGCCAGAGGCCTGGAACAACGTCACCAGCCCAAGTCTCGAACTCCGCCCGCTCGTCGCGCTCAAGTGGTGGTGGTGGTGACTCGCGATCAACACGGCAACCATCCTCGCAGCCGGCACACGCGCCGCAAGACTTTGGCTCTGCGCTTGCGGATAGGGCTGCTGTTATACGCCTGCCAACCGGGCTGTCACGGCTTACCAATTCTTCGTGCGCATCACGCAGCAGCGCATCCCGCTCGGCCAGCTTGGCTTGCAGCCTCTGCGCCTCGTCGAACCAATCCCTACGAGAAAGCTCGCGCTCGTCGTTCTCTGTTGCCGCGTCGTCCAGGGCCTGGTCCCGGGTGTTCAGGTCTTCCTGGAGCTGGGCTACCAGGCGTTCGTTGTTAGGCATGGTGTTCCTCCCGTGCGCGCAACTCGGCCATGGCGACCTGTCGCGCTCTGCTGCATTTATCGTGGTTGCCGTGGGCCCGTGACTTGTTGCACTGGTCGCAGATCGTGACCAGGTCCAGCGCTTTCATCGGGGCCCCGCGGATCCTGGTCTTGCGGCGTAGGGCGGTCACGACACCACCTTCAGTGCCGATTTACCCAGCATACGAAGCGCCCGGCGCGCCTGGCCCAATTCCTGACGCACTTCGCGACGGTCCTGGATAACCCGCCAGGCCGCATAACAGTGGTCGCAGCGGGTCTCGTCGCACCAAGGATCTGTAAGGTAATTTTCCTGGTCGTCCAGATTCATGCGCACCATGCCGTGGCTACCCTCTATCAGTTCGTTGAAGGCTCCCCACAGGTGCGTTTTCACTCTGCCCGTCTTTTCGTCGTAGACCTCTTTGGCCTCTTGCGCGCTGATGCTCCAGTCGCTGGCTTTCTTCATCACCGGACACTCTGCCAGGTGGGCGCCGATCTGCTTTTTCATTTGGCCAACCTGTTGCAGCAGGCGTTCATGGTTGGCCAGGGCGGTGATGACGCGAATTTCAAGCGCCCGCTGTGCTGTTGGATTCATGGTGTACCTCGGGAGGCTATTGGTTTTCTTGCTGGGCAACGCTCAGCGCCACCGCCACGGGCTGCACCCAAACGGGCATGTTGCTGAGCATGAACGTCTCTCCGGCCTCGGCCAGGAGTAGGGTGGTGCCCATGACTTGGGCGATTGCCTCGGCCGCGGCCGGGGGGACAGCGTTGCCGATCCGTTCCCGCCAGGCTTGGTCGCTCAGACCGTCCAGCTCAAGCCATTCCTCCGGCTCGACCAGGCTCTGCAAGGCGGCCAGCTCCAGGGTGGTGAAGGGGCGGTGCCAGGTTCCGTCGATGCTCTCGATCACGCAGGTGAGCTTTTCGCTGGGCTCTGGCATGCGTGGATCCGCGACGGACCAGCGGCCATTGTCCTGGCGGGCACTGGCCGAAACAGCTCCGGCCTGACCGTTCCAGTCGACAACCCCGTAATGGCCACCGGTGAGGTAGGCGTCTCCCTTCTCGCGCTTCATGCCTGGCGTTGGGTCTTGAACAGCAAATGCCCCCTGGCCGGTGGTGCTTCCGGCAATCACAGTGCCGGCAGCTTGGTCCCATGGCGTCACCAGGTACTTGCCGAAGCCCTCACCCGGGCGCCGAGGATCTGCGATGCATTGACCGCCTGCACTGGGTGACTGGCCGCCAGTGACTGTGCCGGCGGGACCATCCATCTTGCAGACGCGGTACACGTTGTTGTGTCGAACACCTGCAGGTCTTGGGTCGGCAACGCTGAACGTCCCTTGCCCGGGCGACTTGACGCCGATCACCGCGCCGCTGGTTTCATCCCAGCGCCGCACTCCGTACTGCTGGTATTGCAGGGCGCCGTCCCTGGCCCGTGGATCTGCTATGGAGAATGCGCCATTGGTCGGACTGCTCCGGCCGGCGACAACACCCATTGAGTCGTCCCACTTGTTCACGCCGAGATAGCCGCCGTAAGCCTCGGGCACAATCACGAAATCGCGCAGATACCCGTCCTCGATGGCCAGGTCATTCAGGCTGCGCCAGTCCTTGCCGGCCTGGACCAGTGCCAGTCGCACCCAGGTTTTCCAGTGCAGTGACGGCACGCGGTGCATAGGGCCCGCGGCCTCGATATCTCCGGCCATCGGCATGCGGCCGAGAATCGACCCCACCGACTTGAGCGTCTTCTTCTCCGGCTCGTACAGGAAGGGCGGTACCTTTTCGGCATGGCGGGCAACTAAGAGGAAGCGCTTCCGGCTCTGGGCCAGGCCGCCAATGACTCCGCAGTCGTGCGTGGTTTCAGCGGATGCGTAGCCGTAGTGGCTCAGCAGCTTGTTGATCTGGTCCAGCAGGTGACGGCCGCGGGTAGCGAGCCGAGGCACGTTTTCGAAGACGATCAGCGGCACCGGATCATCTGGCCAGGCCTCGCCCATGAGCCAGATGCAGCGCAGTGTCAGCTCGTTCAGGGCCTGGTATTTCGGGGTGAGGCTCATTTTCTCGGACAGCAGGCCCGAGGCGCCTTTGCATGGGCTGGAAATGAAGATCGCGTCGGGGCGCTGGTTGCCAGCGGCGCGCCGAATGTCCTCGGCCGTGGCCTCGCGCCACCCTGGTGGTGGCTCTTTCCCGTGGAAGCGAACGTATTGATCACGGGTGAACAGATCCAGCTGGGTGCCCGGGACGCCAGCGAGGCGTTCGAAGTCGCGTAGGCCCACAGGGTCAACGTCGACGCCCCCGATGCACTGCCAGGTGCCCAGCATGTTGCCGACTACGGACCTGGCCCGGTTGAAACCCTTGGCGCCGCCGCCGAGGCCGCAGCAGAAGTGGAAGTGTTTAAAAACTCGCTTGAGCATCATGCGGCGGTTCCTTGATGTGCAGTTGCGCCGGCGAGTTCCGGCGCAGAATAGGGCAGGGTCAGGCGACTTGCGCGGGCGGGTTCAACACGAAGTAGACGCGGGCGCAGGCTTCAGCATCCGCGCGGGCGCGGTGACCACCGACCAGTTCCTCACCGGTGAAGTGCACCAAGGCCTCAGCTACCGTTGGCTGTTTGAACTGACCGCCCCGGCCGGCGGCGATCATTTTTTCAGTGGGCGGGCACTTCACCAGGGCGGTGCTGTTCTGGCAGGTGCAGTACTTCGGCCCAGTCTTGAACTCGTCGGCCGCCGCATCGCCGAAGTAGCGTTTCAGACCAATACGCAGAATTCGATCGTCGAACGAGACGTTGTGTGCTACCCGGAGACCAGCCCGCCGCCAGATATCCATGAACCCTTCCAGGGCCAGGCCTTCGTCGATGCCGTGTTCCAGGGCCATGGCATCGTCGATGCCGTGGATAACCGATACGTCGTTTGGGATTGTCCAGCCGTCTGGCCGCACCATCGCTTCGAACGAGTCCACCAGCACGCCGCCGGGCGTGTAGAGCAGGGCGCAAATATCCACGATGTGGGGTTGATCGGGGTGTTCGCTGGGCTCCTTGAACTTGGGGAGGCCGGTGGTTTCGGTGTCGAAGACGCAGATCAGGTCGGACATAGGTTTCTCCAGGCGAAAAGAAGGCGCCCGTAGGCGCCGTATGGTGTGCGTGTGAGGTAGTCAGCTGGCTTGCTGCAATTGCTGGTTACCGCCGGCGATGCCGTTCTCGATCCAGACTGCATTGATTTCTGGCGGCAGCTTGGCGGGCTTCTCTTTCAAGGTGCCGCAGACAATGGCGCTGTCCAGGGTTCCGGCCTTGTTGGCCGCCATCAGCAGGCGGAACAGCTGGCCGCGAGCCGGCAGGGGTGGCGGGTCCAGCACGTCGAAGCGATCGAGGACCAGGAACCGCAGGCCTGAATGCTCTGCGATGGCCAGGGCCAGCAGGGTATCGACGCGCCAGCGTTCCGACTCCGACAGCAGTGCGTAGGAGCGGCCGCCGGCGGTGATGGTCATGTCGGCGGTGATCTTTACCTGGGCCCAGCCAGCGATGTTTGACCCGGCGGCCAAGCTGCTATTGAAAGGCTGCAGGGCTCCGGCAAGGATCTCGCTGGGAATGCCATCAGGGGCCAGCAGGTCGGCAATAAGCGTCCAAGCCTTCACGTCTGCATGATGGCCCGCGGCATCTGCTGCCCGCTGTTCGGCGTTGGCGACCAGGTCCAGGCGTTCGCGCATCGCCTCGGCCTTGGCCTTGGCGGTATCACGAAAGCGGTGCTGCACCTGGATCGCGTCCTCTACGCGCTTGATCATTGCCTCTGTCACCGGTTCGCCGGCGGATTTCTCCAGGGCTGCCAGGTCGCGCCCGGCCTGTTCGGCCTCCGTGACGGCCTTCTGGTCGTTGACCTGGGTGCGGGCCAGCAGGCTATAAGCCTCGTTCGCTTTCTTGAGGTCGGCCTGGGCGGTGGCCAGCTTTGCTGCATCGGCGGTCTTGCCTTTGAATATCTCAACAAGGCGTCCGACAACCTTCAGCTTGACGTGGCAGCTTGGGCATTCGCAGGGGCTTTCGCCGTTGTAGGCCTGGACCTGCACCTCGGCTTCGCTGACCTTTGCTTTCCAGCCTTCCAGGTCCTTGTTGGTAGCCTCCAGCTTGGCCCTCCGGCGATCCAGCTGACCGAAGACTTCCTGCAGCTGTGCCTTCCGGGTGTCGTGTGACGAAGCGGCATCGCGTTTTTCGTACAGGCCGCCCAGGTGCTGATCACCTTTGCCAATCTCCGCCAATGCCTTGGCGTGTTCGGCCTCGGCCTGGGCGAGGTCGTCCCGCGTGACTTCCGGCACTCCATCAGGCATCGGGTCGATCGTCACAAGCCAGCCCTCGGCCTTCTCGCTGCCGTAGTTTTCGCCGGTGGTCGCTTTCCAGGCCCCGCGGCTTTCACTCGCGTAGGCCTTGGCCTGGTCCTGGGCGGGCGAGAAGCCGCTCAACAGCAGCGGCTTGATCAGCTCAACTTTGGTTGCATCGGTACCCTTGGCCAGCAGCTTTTCGACCACGGCCTGGGGCTTGCTGCTCGACTTCGTCAGCGCGAACAGCATTTTCCGGCGACCCTTGTCGTCCAGGGCGGCGAAGGTGGCAGGGCGCAGCACATATGGCAGGTACTCGTCGCCTGTGGCTGTGGTGTGGTCGCCCTTGCCGGCCGGCAGGGTGTAGCTGCTGGCCACGTCGTCGTGGCTGACAATGATCTGGGCCTTGGCTTGGCCGTCGGTGATCAACTGCTTGTAGTCCTTCTTCAGCGCTACCCGCGCCTGGCCACCCAGCGCAAGGTTGATCGCTTCCTGCAAGCTGGACTTGCCGGCGCCGTTCGGGCCGGCCACCAGGGTGATGGGGGCTTGCAGTTCCAGGTTAGCGAGACGCAGGCCCTGGAAGTTCTCGACGAAAAGGTGGTTCAGGCGCATGGCGGTTACTCCAGGGTGAGGTCTTCGAGCTTGGCGAGGACCTTGTAGGTGTTGTCGATCGATACGTCGCCCTCGGATTCCAGGGCGATCACTTCGTTGTCGACCAGGCGCAGGAGCAGTGTGGTGGCCTGGTCGCTGTCTATTGCGAGCCGGCGCTGCAGCCAGGCGACGTCGACCGTTGTTGCATGCAGGACCACCAGTTGCGCGGCGTCCTCGTATGTGAATTCGCCGAACTCCTTGCCGAACTGCTGCTCATGCTCGGCCATGGCTTCGCGGTGCTGCTCTGGGTCATGCTCCAGGTCAACCTGTTCAAGGTCCGTGGTACCTGCAGGTGCCGGAGGGTTCTGCAACAACACCTCGCGGTTGCCATTGCTGTTCACCGCCGAGACGATGCCCTGGTTCTCCATCCAGTCGAGCATGCGGGCAGCGCGGTTGTAGCCGACTTTCAGGTGGCGCTGGACGGCCGAAATGCTCGGGCGCCGGCTATCCAGCACGAACGCCACGGCCTCGCTGTACAGCGGATCCTGGTCGCCGACGAATTCAGGTTCGCTGTGACCTGCGTCGAACAGGCCCCGGGTCAACTCGCTGGTGTGCAGCGGCAGATCGGCCTGGTCCCGGTCGGGCTGGATGAAGTCCAGCCCGTCAGCGTAATCGTCGGGCGCCATCACCAGCAGGCATAAGCGGCCTGCGCTGTCGATCAGGTCGTGCCGATTCGGGTCCTTGGCATCGACAATCGATGTGAGCGTCAGCTGTTTGGAGTTGAACTTGACCTCTTTCATGGTGACTTCAATGGTCGAGACGTTGCGCGAGCTGATGATGGAGATCGCGTTATGCGCTGCCTTCTCCGCCGCTTCGGTCATGCGGTCGATGACTTCCTGCTGCTGGCCTTCGTTCAACTTGCCGTATGGCGAGTGCAGGTTCTTCAGCTCAAACAGGCCGGCATTTACAAGGTCATGCACCAGCAGTTCGTGTGCGATTGCCGATGGCGGCATGTCGTGCAACTTGGCGCGATCAATGATTGCCTTGTGTTCCATGTTCATCGTGGGATTCCTCAGGATTTAGCGATGCGCTCGAGCGTGGACTGTTGCGCCGGGCTTAGGTGTGTGTGGGCGCCGTAGCGCGCGAAGTTGGCCCGCATGTCTTGGGTGAATTCCAATTCCCACGCGCCGCTGGCGTGGAGCTCAGCGGCGGCAAGCAGGGTTGTGAATTCCTCAATGCGGTCGTAGATCTCGACGACGGATTGAGCGGTCATGGCGAATTACTCGAATGCCAGATCGTCGGGCAGATCTGCGTCAGCTGTTGCGGGTTCAGCCTGGTCCGTTGCGGTTTCGGCTGGTTTCGTATCGGCTTCAAGGGGGGCTGTCTCGGGTTCGTCGCCCAGGGCTTCGTCTTGGTCGAGGATCGCCGGCGGCTCAGGCTCCTTGTTGCGTAGGTCGTTGAGGTCAACCGCATAATTACCAGCTCCATCCGGAGTGGCGTCGATGAAGTCGTGGACCTCTTCCTGGGTTTGCAGGCCCATCAGCAGCTCAGGCGCGTACAATCGGCCGAACAGGCTCGCCGCCCGGTAACGAAGCATGATTTCTGGCATCGTCTGCCACTTGCTGCCGTTCTTGGTGAGCCAGCCTTCGTCGATGGCCATCTGCATGGATACGGTGGGCCCGTCCAGGCGGTCGCCGGTTTCTTTCTCGATCACCCAGGCACGGCAGGTGCGGTGCTGGATGGTGACCTCGCGGGGCTCTTCGGTCTTTTTGTCGTTCTTCCAGACCACGGCCTTGTACTTCACGACCTCATCTTTTCCCGGCTCGCTCAGTTCGAAGCGCAGCGGGCTGAATCGGCCGCAACTATTGATCGCAGCGATGATGAATTGGCTGGACCAGCTCGGCCGGCCTTCGATCACGTACAGGTTTTGCATGACCATCAGCGGGTCGGCCCCCATACGCATGGCCATGTTCAGCGCCACAACGCAGTTTGGCAGGCCAGCAGGGTTGGGGTTGTGTCCGGTCACCTTGCCGTAGGATTTCACTTCAGTGAATGCGCGGTACTGCGCAGGCACCAACGTGGAGGCACAAAGCGCCTTGGCAACACGCTGGAGCTGGTCGAAGCCCGAGCCGGTCAACAGCGACATGGGAGTTTCAGGTTTCGGAGCGGCTACAGCGCTGGTCTGCATCTGCGCCAGGGTGGTGGGCTGAGTCATGGCTTTACCTTCCGTGCTTCGTTGTAGTCGGCTTCAGTTGCCACCTGGACCAGGCGGCGGTCTTCAATCTTCTTTTTCGGGTCTTCGTGCAGCTTGACCTGGGACTGGTAGAACAGCTCGCGGTCCCACACACGGTGGTGGTTGATGACCGTGCGGTGTTTTCCGGTCGGATCAATGAGGCGGACATAGAAGTCTTGGGCTTTCATGGACGGTTACTCGTGGTATGGGCAGGTGGACCAGCGCGGGCAGTACCGCGCCGAGCAGGTGAAGCTCTGGGGGTTTGGGGGGAAAAGGCCGGTGCGGAGCATCTCGGCGCCGATCTGGATCAGCCCGGGGAACTCCTCGGTGCCGACCATCATTTGCTTTGCGCCTACGATCTCGCCGATACCGGTTTCCGGCTTGCCCTTCGTCTTGAGCCCGATGATGTGGGCCGGGGCGGTGATGGGCTCGCCAGTGGTGTGCTCGTAGAGAATTTCGTAGGTGCCGATCTGCGGGGCATGGCCCTTGGTCTTCGCTACTCCCTGGCTCACTGCGGCGCCGCCGGTCTTCACGTCGGCGATGCCCACACCGTCACCCGTCTTGCAGATCCGCGCCCGGTCGAGCTGGCCCGTGAGCTGGATGATCACGCCACCGCCGCAGTCGATCTCAAGCGGCTTGGTGGTCAGCTCCACGGCCTGGAATTCATAGCGGGGGCTGATCTCGTTGCAATAGCGCGTGTGCAGCTGCAGGCCCGTGGCTTCGGCCTGTGCCAGGGTGATATCGGAGCCGCGCCAGTCGACGTCGTGGTCAGGATTGCGCAGGGTGTACAGCAGCAGTTCCGCGGTATCGAAGGCCGACAGGTCGCTGCCGTTGATCCGCGCCGCGTCGAATGCGGCGGTGCTGGCGTGAATGGCGGTACCCAGCTGGGCACGGGGGCTGCTGGGGGACCGGTGCCCGAGGATATGCGTGTACTCCCAGGCATAGCCGCAGTTGAACAGCGAGCCCCAGGATGATGCGCGGACTTTGATAGGGCTGTTCACAGGTCACCCCTTGCCGCGGCGAGGGCGGCCCGGGCCTGGTTCAGCTCTGGCTGGATAACGCGCAAGCCGGCCAGGTCTAGTTCCATGACCCTCACGCAATCCTCAAGGGCTCTACGCAATTCGGGAGCTGCGGTGAGTAGATGGGCGTTTGCTTGGCATTCTGGGGATGGTCGACTCTCGTCGTGGTCATCCTCCATTTGCCAGATCACTTCCGCCAGCGCGCCATGGGTTGGGGCATCGATCGACACGACGACGGCGCCAGATTCTGCCTGATAGGGCTCGCTGGACGACCATGGCCCCGGGGTGTGCTTGTTCATGCTTTCGCCCTCGCCTTGGAAAAGGCCTTGCCCATGCTGGTGCTGGCCGTCAGGTCCTCGACGCAGTGCCTCATGGCCAGCGCGCATTCGTCTTGGTCGAACCACCCGAAATGGCATTGGCCGACAGGAATGCCCATTTTCCCGGCCAGCCACTCATAGGCGAGCGACCGAGTGAACCCGCGCCGCTCCTTGACCTTGTGGAACATGTCTTTGCTCAGGTTCCGGTCCTTGCGCAGCTGCGCGGTGGCCAGGGTGCCCAAGGGGATATCGGTAGAGGGGTGCAGGCCCACGTAGGCGCCGCAGTCTTCGCAGCGGTAGGCATACGGCCACTCGCCGAATTCCCTGCCGTAGATCCTGCTGTTGTTGATCAGCTCGACGTGGCCGGCGCAGTAGCGGCAGCTGGTGGGTACCGGAAGCGGGTTCTTGACGCGCTTCAGGGCGCGCCGGCTGATATGCGGCAGCGGGGCAGGCGCAACAAGGCGCCCGGGGCTGCTGGCCCGAAGATCGATGTTCATGGGGAAGGTCCTATTGCGTGATCAGGCCGCCGATTGCCGGGGCCAGCAGGGTGATGGCTATGAAAAGCAGGCCGGTAATGGCCGAAGCCCAGCGGATGGCCTGGCGGCGGGTCATGACGCGGCCCCCGATAGCTGGGCTCTGGCTCTGGCCACAACCCGTTCAAGATTCGCCAGCTCGCTTTTCAGCTTGAGTTCGCGTGCGGCTGCCCAGGCCAGCAGGTCGGCAATTGCGTCCGCCTCGGTGGCCCAAAGCTCGATTGCGCGGTACATCCCGCGCCGGCTGGTGATGAACCAGGTCCAGCCGTGTGAACGCTCGGCCATCACGATTTTTACCGCCACCACCTTGCGGGAAGGAGTTAGGCGATACGCAACAAAGGGCGCTGCGGTGGTTTCAGCGATCATTGCACCGCCCTCGCTCGAATCATGCCGCGTGCCGTGGGGTCGAGCCGGATTCGCACCGGCAGATCGGCGACCAAAGAAAAGCCCTGCGACTGCAGGGCCCGGATAATCGCTTTGCGATTGGCGGCGATGATCGCCACGCAGTTACCATTCATCGATTGGGCCTCCAAACTCGCCAGCTCGGCGCCGCACGTGCAGGCGGCGCATTTGTTCGGTGAAATCGGCGTCTTCCTCAGCGCTGATAACCCCCAGCGCGCGGAAGATCAGGACGGCCGTTGTGGCCGAGGCATTAACCGCAATATCGGAGCATTGCGGGTCCTGCATCCGCTCCAGGTAGCCTTCGAGCATGCCCTGGGCGATATCGTGGTGGGCGATCATTGGCAGACCCTCGCCAGTAGCCCCATGGACTTCATCACCATGGCGCGGGCTTCCGACTCAAGAGGTTGCCGGAACGCCTTCTCGGCGATCCTCTGGGCCCGGTCGAACTCCCCGGCCAGAACCGCCAGCACCAGCTGGACGTCCATGCATTCGTGGTCGCAGGCCCGGGCGATCGTCTCGCTCGCATTCAGCGCGAAGCCTGGGACGTGGCCGCGGCCGGCGCCTACTCGCTGATCGAAAAAGGGCACAACCGTCGATTCCAGCACCATCACCCGGGCAACCTCGGCGTCCACCAGTTCATCGGTGTAATCCTCTGGTGGCAGCCGGTGGTCGTGCCGCTCCTGGCAGATCTGCATTGCTGTTTGCATGTCGATGTCCTCGGGTGACGTTTTCCAAGTGCAGCCGGATGCACTCAGGCCTCCCGCTTTATGCCGGTGGGCGCGGGGGTGAGTGCATTCGGATGGATTCGGAAAGGGCGGAGGTGCCCGCCGAAGCGGGCTCGATTGGTTAGGTAGGAACTCGGATAGGGTCTTGGTCAACGATCGTGATTGAGCCGCTTTGAGTGATCGCTACCCGACCGGAGAGGTTGGGCAGGCTTGGCCAGCCCGGGTGTGGTTTGAACTCCCGAACTGCGGCCACTCGACCTGACATGCCCACATAGATCATGTCGCCGACGTTGATCTGGCTTCCGCGTTTGTAGGTGCTTGGCATCTTCTTGCTCCGGTTGTTTTCCCAATGCACCCGGTCGCCCAGGTGCATCAGTGAAAACTCCTTGCTGGCCGGTGATCAGCTACTGGCTACGTTCTCGCCGGCCTACTTCGTGACAATCAGCACACCGCGCCGCCGGTAGCCGGACGGTGCAGCTCGCTGATCGCGGTCCCACCAGGATCCGAGGACGATACGGCTGCGCTTAGGGAGGCTCCTGCCTATGAGCGTGCTAACGACCTTTCCCACCTGGTGGTGTGTTGCGCTGGTTGTGTAAAGAGCGGTGGCTTTCGCCTCCTGGGTGACGTTTGGTGCGTCGATCAGGTGAGATAAAATTACCGTACGGTAATAATTCAAGTCAATACCGTTTGGTAATAAATTTGGGCGAGCACAAGAAAGCCCGCACGGGCGGGCTCTTAGGTGGGTTCAGTCTTGCTTGGTAGAGGGGGCTGGGCTAGTTCCGCCGCAGCGTTGGAGATGATCCAAACTCGGTCTCGAATTTTTGCACCATCATTTTACAGGTGCCCCGGATAAATCTGCGAGACTCCAGGCTCTGGAGCTGATCTTCTACCTCCTTCCAGCAAAGATCGATAGCGGCGCGGGCTTGGGATTCTGCATTAGGAGGGGCCGACATAGCTCCAATAACCAACATGCCGCCCACCACGAGAAGCGGTACCAGAAGTATCCAGGGCAATAGCGATTTTCGGGGCTTGGTTGGCACGGCCCCGTCTTGGGTACCGGTCAACAGGCTGACGTTGCAATGCTTGCAGCGTATTGCTTCGGCCTTGATGGTCTCGGCACAAAAGGGGCAATTTCTAACTGAGGCGGCCAAAGTTCGATCTCCGTATCATTTTTTCACCCGGAAGGTTCATCGCGGTGCCGGTATGTGGTTAGAAGCTACGCCCAGTCCACCAATAGATGATCTGTGCCAGGATTTGCAGATCGTCCTCTCGCTCGGCGGGGACAATAATTTCCCGGTACTGGGTATTGTCGGAAATGATCGTGAGCCCATCTAGATTGCGTTGTATGCGCTTGACGTGAAGTCTTCCGCCCATTTCGAAGTAGTAAATGGCATCCGACTCGACGGTTTTCACGCCAACATCAACCAGCAGGGCATCTCCGTTTCGGATTGTCGGCGCCATGCTGTCGCCACGACCACTGATAAGTTTCAGATTGGAAGTCGCGGAGTAGACGAGGTTTTGTCTCACCCAATTGGCATCCAGGCCCATGTGCTCAACCACCATGCTGACTTCGGGGACCTCCATCCCTGGCCCCATTGATCCTGCAATGTCGAATCGTTCGACCTGCACAATGTTCCGATAACTGGTGATCTTTTTTGCCAGCGGTTCTGGCAAGCCCTCCACGTCGATGGTCTCACTTTTGCCCATGCCTGGGACATCAAGGGCATAACGGCTAAGCCCAAAAATCGATTCGATCTCCCGCGCGAAGTCCTCCCCGATTGACTTTGAGCTGGCTTTGGCTGGATCAGCCAAGCAGCGAGACACGAAGTTCTGCGGTTTTCCGAGTTTTTCGGCGAGACGAGACTGTGCGCCTCGGGCTCCAACGCCGTACTCGTCATCCATTAATTTCTGCAGGTTCAGCCTGCGCACCAGACGTAGTTCCATGCGTCGATTCTCTACATCCATTACTTTTTGGTAAATGACCATCCGGTATTGATAAATCAATTACCGAACGGTAATAATTGGCGCATCAAGAAGGAGGACTGCGATGCGCACCAAACACACCAGGCTATTGGAGTGGCTTAAAGCCGCCTCGGATGAGGCTGTGGCCGCCACAGGCACCACGCGCGGCTACCTACGCCAGATTGCCTACGGCAATAAGGTTTCGTCGGCAGAGATCGCCACATCTATCGAATTCGCCACTGGCGGCGCCGTTACTCGCCAGGACCTGAGGCCAGATGACTGGTCCAGGATCTGGCCAGAGCTCTCGGTGGCCTGACATGAGCACGGACAAATTAAGCCCCGAGCAGGATGCAAGGGCACGCAAGAACTACTCCGTTCTGATGCAGCGGCTTGCATCCGTTGGAAATGCCCCTGTGGCACATGCGGTCGGTTGCGATGAGGCGACTATCAGCCGGATGAAGCCCGAGAAGTTCGAGCAATTTACCCAGATCCTGGCCGTTCTCGACCTCAAGGTCGTGCCCACCGATGCCCGTTGCTTCCGGGAGCGCGATATAGCGGCCTACCTGCACATGGCCAAGCTGCACATGGAGCAGATCGAAGGCGTGCACCAACTGGAGTGGGACTGATCATGGCCGCCTTGCCGTACATGCAGCTCTACGTGGCCGACTACCTGGCAGACACCATGCACCTCACAACCGAGGAGCACGGGGCTTACTTGCTGCTGATCTTCAACTACTGGCAGACGGGACGACCGATCCCGAAAGCCCGCCTGGCCCGTATTGCGCGGCTTTCCAACGAGCGTTGGACGGACGTTGAACAGTCGTTGAACGAGTTTTTCAACGACAACGGGGAAGCGTGGGTGCATGAGCGCATTGAGCGTGACCTTGAGGCTGTCCACGCTACCCAGAACCAGCGCAGTGCTGCCGGAAAGGCCTCGGCAGAGGCCAGAAAGAACAAAAACGCAGCGAAACAGCAACGGAAAAGTAACGACCGTTCAACGCCCGTTGAAAAACCGTTGAACGAGAACTCAACGAATAAAGATACAGATACAGATACAGATAAAGAAACACCACCACCACCGCGCGAGGACTTTCCGGATTCGCGTTGCAAGTTCGCCATGCACGAACACTGGGAGCCCGACGGGAAGTCATTCGCCGCGGTGCTGACCTTCAACGGCCTGTCGGGCCAGATCTTCGATCAAGACCAATTCCTCGAATTCAAATCCTTCTGGATCGCTTCCCCAGACGATCACCGCACACAGGCCAAGTGGGAGCACGCGCTCGCCCAGCACCTGAAGCGCGGTATGCGCAGCGACCAGGCAAGCGGGAGAAACGGAAATGCTACCCAGCAACCCCCATCGCGAAATGCCCAAGACCATCAAGGCGGTGGTGCCCAAGGTCGCAACCGAGAGCCTGCTCGAACGGGCTCCCTCTCTGCTCCAGACCGTGTCCGCGCCGCAATCGCAGACCGAGAGAATGCCGCAGGCGCTGATGGACAAGCTCTGGATCAAGATGGCTGAGTTCTACGGGCACCGGTGGACGTCAAGCTTCGGCGTGATCGCAGATCCGGAACACACCTGGTCCAAGGTCCTGCGGGGTATCACCGGCGCGCAGCTCGCCAACGGCTTGAACACCCTCGCGGAGAAAGGGGCGGAGTTCGACTGGCCACCGCCTGCGAACGTCTTCCGTGAACTGTGCCTGGCGGTCAAGGGTATGCCCGGTTTTGCAGACGCTTGGGTCGAGGCATTGCAGGGTACCTACAGCCACGAAGCTGTGCGCGTGGCAGCTGAAGCCACCAGCACGTTTGACCTCGCGACAGGGGAGGTGGGGGACAAGGGCCTTCGCCAACGCTTCGAGCGCAACTACGCCATCGTCATGCGCCGGGCCCAGCTTGGGCAGCAACTCGACGGAAAGATCGCCCAGGGTATCAGCCACGACAGCATGCGCCCGCGCCAGCAGATCCAACTCGAGCACTCACACCAAGAGGCGGCTCGAATCGTCGACACCCTGGAAATCCCAAAGGACCCCAAGGCCTGCCGCGCCATGCTGCTGGCCAAGCTCGGCATTCGGAGAAACGACCATGCCTGATCACAAGCCAGTCTCGTTCGTCGTGCCCGGGGAAGCGGTGGGGAAGGGTAGGCCCAGGGTCACCACCATCAACGGTCATGCCCGCATGTTCACGCCGAAGAAGACCGCGAACTACGAAACCCTGATCTCCATGGCAGCCCAGCAGGCCATGCAAGATCGGGAGCTGATCACCGGCCCCGTGCTGGTGGAGCTGAAAATCGCCGTGGGCATCGCTCAGTCCTGGTCGAAGAAGAAAACCGCTGCAGCACTCGCCGGCCAGGTCATGCCAACCAAGAAGCCGGACGCCGACAACGTGCTCAAGGCCATCTGCGACGGCATCAACGGCATCGTCTTCCGCGATGACGTCCAGGTGGTCAACGTGTCGATGAGCAAGCGCTTCGCCGATGTTCCATGCGTCCTGGTCCGTGTCGTGCCGCTTGAGGGCCTGCCGTCGTGAAATACGCAAAACTACGCAGTAAGGGGGATTTATGAGATTGATTGGCGCGCGACAAGCCTGGCGGGAGGCGCTGCATGAGGGGCGCGACTCCGTTCTCGGCGTAGCGGCAGACCGGGCAGCGCTCGGCAAGCGGGGGCGAGTGGTCGGAGAGACCATGGAATCGATGCTCGACAGCAACGGGCGGTGTGCGCACATCCTGGCCGCAGGCCTGGTCCAGGCTGCAATCGACTCGCTGCCCAAGCCGCTACAGCACCTGGGGCACGCTCTGTACTCCCCTGTTTCGACAGGCCAGGACCTGAACATTGCTCATGGTCTGGTCTGGTTCACCACCGTGTTGCCCGAGTGTAACGCCCGGCGCCGAGAACTGGCCTACTGGATGGCCTTGGCCGCGGTGAAGAGCCACCAAGGGGTGGTGTATGGGCGGGACGGCTGGGGTCCGGCACGGGTCTGCGAGTTCGTCCAGGACTGGTACGGTGCGAGAATGAGCCCTAGCCACTGGGCCCGGGATTGGGCGGCGATCTGGGAAGCGATCTGCAAGGCCGTAGACAATCTCGACAAGAAGGCGCTCAAGCCCGTGGCAGCTGTTGTGGCCCGCATGAATGGACGCCATCGGCCGGGCTGGTGCCGGTGGGAAGACTTCGACCGCGAGGCTGTCGCCGATGCCCGCGCAGCCGCCTACGATCGACGTCGGCCCGGTCTGGTCACGGCGCTGCAGGCCCGCCTGAGCGGTCTGGAGGAGGCGGCGCTACGGCAATGGTTCTTCCGCATGCAGGCGTATGCTGCGGCCTACCGCGAGGAGTGGGGCACGGATGTTCTCGAAAACCCAGGTAGGCACCAGCGCTACCAGGACCGCGTCACAGAGTACTGGAACCAGCGACAGCGGGTCGGTGACGTGGTCAAGCGGGTGGCGTAAGATCCCAGAACTGGAACAGGAGGTGCACAGTGAGTGACCAGAACGATGTGATCGGGGATATCCTGGACGAAATGCAGCGCATCACCGATGCCGGCACCCAAGTGAGCGAGGTTGTTATCCATGACGCAGGCCTTTGGACAAGGCTTCCAGGGCTGGCTGGGCCACAGCTGGAGAGCGTTGTCGGCGGCATGAAGCTGTTCGGAGTGCGTGTTGTCCTTGGTGGCAAGAACGACTCGGCGAAATTCACAGTAAAACCAGCCCCTTGACCGTTTGGCGAGTGTTTTGGTAACTTTTCACCAAGTTGCAAAGTTACGCCCGTCTCCCAGAAACCCGCCAAGTGCGGGTTTTTTTGTGCCTGAAATTTGCCTGTAGCCAGGACAGCCTTCGGGAAGGCCTGGACGTCGATAGCCGGATAGTGCGACGTACGGAACAACACCGGCAGCCCGCGCACCTGTGACCTCACAGCTTTCTGGGTGGCGCGAGACACAACCATGAGACCGGTGCAGTTGGGTGCCGGCGTGGTGGTGGACTTAGGCGGACGGCGGGAAAGACCGCGAACCTATCCATGGCCTCAGCACCTGCTGGGGCTTTTTCGTTTCTGGAGCACAGAAATGCAGAGCCATGATTATGTGCCGGGCGTCTCCGGCTGGAAGATCGACCCAACGACCGGCGCCTTCGAGCTCTGCTCGAATCAATTGACCGTCTCAGGTTTCGACCCAAGAGCTACCTACTGTCAGAAGCCGCAAGCCGAAGCAGATGAGGTGTTCGTCGTTGTGGACGGCAAGATGTATATCAATCGTGCCGCCATCGATCACTCCCTGGTTACCAATATTCGCATTACGGAATCGGCTACCTCGGGCGTCGAGCAGATTCGCGATGTGCTTCGGGCAGAGCTCAAGCCTGGCGGAATGCTGCATATCGCCACCCGCAACCGCTGAAAATGGAGCAAGACCAATGGCCGAACCAAGCGCCGGGGTGATGGCGGGCACGGCCGTTGTGGGTATGACCACCGCGAGCCTGATCCCGGGTGTAGATGTGAATGCAGTGGTCGGCGCATTTGCCGGCGCTATGTTCTTCGTGGTTTTCGCAAAGGATCTTTCGGCGTTATCGAGGCTGGGTTACTTCATAGCCTCTTGGGTTGCCGGGTACTACGTGGCCAGCGAGGTGGTGGGGCGCAACCTGGCTGCAACTTCGGGCCTGGTCGCGTTCTTCGGCGCGTTGTTCTGCGTTGCCATCTGCATCAGCCTGCTGGAGTGGGTGCAGGGTGGGAAAACGCCTGGTTGGCTGCGCTTTATCGCTGACCGCTTCGGAGGTCGCCCCAATGGTTGATCCATGGACTTTGATTGCCGGTGCGCTTTGTGGCGCGATCTGCCTTCGCATTGCCGCGTATCGGCGCGATGGGGCCCGGTACCGCGCCGGTGTTTCCTGGTTGGCGTATCTGCTGGCTGTCGGCACCGGATGTGAGTCGTTGCAGATCACCCTGTCTGCCCTTATGGCACGGCCGGCGCCGGCGGTGTCACCTTTCCTGCTGATGGTCCTGGTGGTGCTGGTGGTGCTGGTCTACCGCGCACAGGGGAACGTAGCGCGCATTCTCCGAATGGACTAGCGGTCCATCTTCACCCTTCCATCAACTGCCCGAGCGAGGCAACACGGTCTCAAGGATTTTCTATGGCGCTGACAGCGAAACAGCAGCGTTTTGTCCTCGAGTACCTGGACGACCTCAACCAGACCCAGGCAGCTATTCGGGCCGGGTTCAGCCCGAGGCGCGCCCGGGAGTACGCCTACCAGCTCATGCAGCGCCCAGAGATCGCCCAGGCCATCCAAGACGCGATGGCGGAGCGATCGAAGCGGACCGAGATCACCAAGGACATGGTTCTGGCGCGCTATTGGATGATCGCTACCGCGGATCCCAACGAACTCTCGCTGCACAGGCGAGTGTGCTGCAGGTACTGCTTCGGAAAGGGCCATGCGTACCAGTGGGAGGATGAGGAGGAGTTCGAGCAGGCCACGGCCAGGGCTCTGAAAAGCAAGGACGCGATCCTTCCAGCGGACCCTGGAGGGTATGGATTCGACCGCACGTTGCGACCCCACCCGAAGTGCCCCAAGTGCAAAGGGGAGGGCCATGGCGACGTGCTGTGGGGGGACACACGGGATGCGAGCCCGGCCGCCAAAGCGCTGTTTTCCAGGGTCAAGCAGACCAGAAACGGGTTCGAGATCGTGACCCATGACCAGTTGGCCGCCCTGGGCATGGTTGCTCGCCACCTCGGCATGCTGGTGGACAAGGATGTCTCTGGGCTGGATGAGGAGCTCAAGCTCTTGGACATCGAGAAGCGAAAAGCCGAGATCAGGCGATTGAAGGACGACGCAGACGACGGTACCCCGCCTCAGCGTGTCGAGGTTGTTGTGCGGGACGCGAGGAAGCCAGATGCCGACGCTTAATGTGCCCCAAGCGCGGTTCCTCCAGATGGAGCACAAGTTCCGTGGGTTTATTGCTGGGTTTGGCAGCGGGAAGACCTGGGTAGGCTGCGCAGGAATCTGCAAGCACGTCTGGGAATGGCCGCGAATCAACTCCGGCTATTTCGCTCCGACGTACCCGCAGATCCGGGACATCTTCTATCCGACCATTGAGGAAGTCGCCTTCGACTGGGGGCTGAAGGTCAAGACCAAGGAGAGCGACAAGGAGGTCGAGTTCTACAGCGGTGCCCAGTACCGCAGTACGACAATTTGCCGCTCGATGGAGAAGCCGCAGACGATCATCGGCTTCAAGATCGGTCATGCGCTGGTTGACGAACTCGATGTTCTACCGAAGGTGAAGGCGGAGCAGGCCTGGCGCAAGATCATTGCCCGGATGCGCTACAACGTTCCCGGGTTGAAGAACGGCGTTGATGTAACCACCACCCCGGAGGGGTTCAAGTTCGTCTATCAGCAGTTCGTGAAGCAGCTTCGCGAAAAGCCGGCATTGCGGGAGATGTATGGCCTCATACAGGCCAGCACCTTCGACAACGAGCTGAACTTGCCCGGCGACTACATCTCCTCGCTGATGGAGTCGTACCCCGAACAACTGATCCTGGCCTACCTGAACGGCCAGTTCGTCAACCTGACGTCCGGTACGATCTACACCGCCTACGACAGAAAGCTCAACGGCAGCCAGGAGACCATTCAGCCCGGTGAGGCCCTGTTTATCGGCATGGACTTCAACGTCGGCAAGATGTCGGCAATCGTCCACGTCAAACGCCTGGGCCTACCGCACGCGGTGGACGAGATCATCAACGGCTACGACACGCCGGACATGATCAGGCAGATCAAGGAGCGCTACTGGCTCTACGACGGTGCGAGCTACCGCAGCACGCGTCAGATCCGGATCTACCCCGACGCCTCTGGCGACTCTCGCAAGTCCGTCAGGGCCAGCGAGACCGACATCTCCCTGCTCAAGCAGGCCGGCTTCATGGTCTCTGCCCCAGGCGCAAACCCTCCGGTCAAGGACCGCATTAACTCCATGAACGCCATGTTCTGCAACGCCGCAGGGCAGCGCCGCTACCGCATCAACGCCGACAAGTGTCCGACCTACGCCGATGACCTCGAGCAGCAGATTTGGGGCGACAACGGCGAGCCGGACAAGAAGCAGGGCAACGACCACCGGCCAGACGCTGGCGGCTACTTCATCCACAAAGAGTACCCAATCAACAAGTACTCCCTCGCAGGTGTTTCCTAATGGGCGTAGTCCGATACCTCAGCGACAAGCTGGTGAACCTGGTGGCAAACCTGGGCACCGAGCGCGACAAGGCATCGGGGTCCGTGTATGCGCCGGTGGTGATGTCTGACCTCGAGCTGAGCAGCGCCTACCGCGGAGCCTGGTTACCGCGAAAGATCGTCGATATCCCGCCGCTGGATGCCACCCGGCGCTGGCGTGGGTGGCAGGCCACCAAGGAGCAGATCGGAAAGATTGAGGCCGAGGAGAAGCGCTTGGACCTGCGCCGCAAGGTGAAGCAGGCCATGACGCGGGCCCGGCTCTTCGGCGGTGCCGCCATCTTCATCGGTACCGGTGAACGAAACACTGCGCTTCCGTTGAGCGCCGAGGGCATCAAGGCCGGGGGCATCAAATACCTCACGGTGATGAACCGTCGGCAGCTATCCCCGACCGAGCTGGAGCAGGACCCACAGTCTCCACTGTTCGGCAGGCCCAAGGCCTACCGGCTGGCCGGCAGCGGGATAGAGATTCACCCGTCGCGCCTGGTGATCTTCATCGGCGCCGAGCATCCAGACCCTGAGCTTGCGATGGGCAACGAGTTCGGTTGGGGCGATTCGGTCCTGCAGGCCGTGTTCGATGCGATCAAACAGTCCGACGGGACGATGGCCAACACTGCCAGCCTGGTCTTCGAGGCCAAGGTCGATGTCATCAAGATCCCTGAGTTCATGCAGCAGCTGCAGGACCCCGCATTCGAGAAACAGATTCTCGAGCGGATCCGCCTCGCTGCCATGGCCAAGGGCATCAATGGTGCACTGCTCCTGGACGCGGCGGAGGAGTACGAGACCAAGACGGCCAGCTTTGGCGGGCTCCCGGACATCATCGATCGCTTTCTGCAGGCGGTCTCTGGCGCGGCGGATATTCCGGCCACCAGACTGCTCGGTCAGGCCCCATCTGGTTTGAATGCCACGGGAGACTCCGACCTGCGCAACTACTACGACCGCATCCAGGCCATCCAGGAGCTCGAGGCCACACCGGCCATGGCCTTACTTGACGAATGCCTGCTCCGATCTGCCTTGGGCAGCCGGCCTGCCGAGATCCACTACATCTGGAACCCGCTCTGGCAGCCTACGGCGACTGAGCAGTCGGAGATCAACAAGCGTACCGCCGAGACGGTCCAGATATTGGCGAACACCAAGCTGTGGCCCGAGGATGCTTTGAGCAAGGCCGCGACCACCATGCTTGTCGAGCAAAGCGTCCTGCCTGGACTTGAGGCTGCGCTGGTCGAGTACGGCAGCGCGCTGCCCCAGGATGACCTGGACGATACGCCACCTCCACCCTCCGACTCCATGGGCTGATAGCCCGAGGTACCAACATGCTCTTACATGACGCCGTGTCGGTGTCTGGCGTTCGCCGGACAGCTGACGGCTACCTTGTGGCCGACGCCCGGGTAGCGCGCACCGGCATTCAGGAATACCTGGGCTCTGAAGTGGGCAAACCTCACGTTCCGATTGTCCGTGTTTACCGGCCGCCGGAGGCAGTGTTCGCCGAGGATGCAATGCGCTCCTATGCCTATCGGCCAATGACCAACGACCACCACGGGGATGTTAACGCCGACAACTGGCGCCACCTTGCTGTGGGTCAGACCGGCTCCGAGATCCTGCGCGACGGAGAGTTCGTCAGGGTGCCTCTGGTGCTCATGGATGCTGAAACCATCCGCGACTACGAAGCTGGTAAGCGCGAGCTTTCGATGGGCCTGGAAGCCTCCTTGGTGTTCGAGGACGGCATTACCCCAGGCGGCGAGAAGTACGACGCCCGTATCGAATCCATGCGCATGAACCATCTGGCCCTGGTCGACAAGGCCAGGGGCGGCGAACACCTCCGCATCGGAGACAACCAACCAACCACCAAAGGAGGCCATTCCATGGCTGATTCCCTGCGCACGGTCATTGTTGATGGCCTGTCCGTTCAAACCACCGACCAGGGCGCCCAGGCGATCGACAAGCTGACCAAGCAGCTGGGCGACTCGGCGACCACCATTCAGCAGCTCAAGGATGCCCATGCCGCTGCGTTGGCAAACAAGGATGCCGATCTGGCCAAGAAGGACGCAGAGCTCGACGGCCTGAAAGCTAAGCAGTTGAGCGATGCGGACATCGACAAGCGCGTCCAAGCCCGCGGCGATCTGATCGCTAAGGCCAAGTCCATCCAGGATGCCGACTACTCCGGTAAAAGCGATGCCGAGATCCGCAAAGCGGTGGTAACCGCCAAGCTGGGCGACGCCGCGATCGCCGGAAAGTCGGACGCCTATATCGATGTCCGTTTCGATCTGCTGGTCGAGGACGCGGCCAAGGATCCTGTGCGCAGCCATTTCCGGGCTCAGGACGGCAAGCCGCAGAACCCTAATGACAACGGCCAGTTGGCCTATGAGCAGCGTCTGCAAGACGCCTGGAAAGGAGGTGCCAAGTAATGGCCGTCCAAGATACCTACTCGGAAAACCTTCGCCCGGCGGTCCCTGGCCAACTGGTCGACATGTCGCCGAAAACATTGATATCCCGAACCGTCGAGGATGCCAACGGCATCGGCTTTGGCCTGCCGGCCTTCCAGGGGGCCCGGGACAAGGGCATCAAGAACGCAGGCACTGCGGCCCAGTTCGTGGGCATCACCGTACTGGAGCGTTCGCTGCAGGCCGAAGCCAATGGCTTCAAGCAGTACGACTCTGCGCGCTTGATCACTGAAGGCCCCGTCTGGGTGGCAGCGCCTGGCGCTGTAACTGCAGGCTCAGCCGTGACCCTGGGTGGCGTGATCATTCCAGGTGCGCGCTATGACACCAGCACTTCCGCCGCCGGCCAGCTCGCCCAGGTTCGCCTTGGCGTCGTGTCTGCACCTACCCCTTAATCGGCCTATGGCATAGGAGCCAACCATGACTTACAAACTGCTCGATGCCCAGGCCGCCCTGGGCTTCGTGATTTCCCAGACCTCGTACATCGAGCGTCAGGTCAACGAGACTGTTTACCCAGATATCCAGTACCCAAGCCTGGTTCCAGTCGACACCAGCGCCCACCCCTGGGCCAAGACCGTCACCTACTATTCCTCGGACAAGTACGGTAAGGCCGACTGGATCAACGGCAACGCCGATGATATTCCGATGGCCGGAACCGACAGGGCCAAACATGAGACCGCCATCCACATGGCGGGTATCGGCTACGGCTTTGGCTTGGAGGAGGTCAGTCAGGCGCAGATGCTCGGTTTGAACCTCCAGGCGGACGACGCAGATGCAGCCCGCCGCGCCTACGAGGAGATGGTCGACGAGGTCGCCCTCTACGGGGATGCGCGCAAGGGCTTCGTGGGTCTGACCAATGCCCCTACGGTCACCGCCGGCGCAGCCACTACTGGCGACTGGGATACCGCCACTCCTGGCCAGATTCTGGGCGATGTGAATAAGGCGCTGGCGGGTCAGTATTCCGGCACCTTGTACACCGGTCTTGCCGACACTCTCCTGCTGCCGTACAGCGCTTTCCTCCACATCAGCACTACACCGCTGAATGACAACGGCACTGACACCATCCTTTCGTGGCTGCTGACCAAGAACGTCTACACCGCCCAGACCGGTCGCCCGCTGACTATCCGCGCTATGCGGCGCTTGGATAAAGCTGGCGCTGGCGGTACCGCGCGTATGGTTGCGTACCGTCGCGATCCGCGAGTGGTCAAACTCCACATCCCGATGCCGCACCGCTTCCTGGCGGCGTACATCGCGGGGCCGCTGCGCACCGAGGTGCCCGGCATCTTCCGTCTGGGTGGCGTCGATGTGCGCCGTCCGAAAGAAATGCTGTACGTCGATGGCCTGTAAGGAGGGCGAGACATGGCACAGGTAACCAACAACGGCAACGTCACCCCAATAGGCCTGCCCAATGGTGTTCTGGTACCGCCTCAGCAAACCGTCGAGGTGCGGGGCTGGGGCAAGATCAAGGAGCATCCAATCGTCGCCCACTACCTCAAGGAGGGCGTTTTATCAGCGGAGGGTGAGCCGGAGGCTGATGCAGGCGACGCAGCCGAGGAGCGCCAAGCTCTGCTGGCCCAGTTGAAGACGCTCGGTGTCACCGCAGGTGCTAACAGCAAGCTGGAAACCTTGCAGAGTAAGTTGGCCGAGGCCCAGGCGGACGCCAAGGCTGAAGCCATCGCCAAGCTCAAGGAAAAGGGCATCGAAGTCGGCGAAGACGTCACTCTGGAAGAGCTGCAGGCCGAACTGGCCAAGCAGCAGTGATCCCCCGGGCGGTTCGCCGCCCATCTATTCGAGTAACTCCGATGTCTGAATTCTATGGAACCTTGGCCGGGGCCGATGCGTACCTGGCTGCCCGTGGAAACGCTGCCTGGGCATCCGCCGCTGAAGCGGACAAGTTGGCCGCCTTGGTGCGGGCATCGGGGTATGTGGACGGTATGGTCGGCCAGCCGGTGCCAAACACCACGGGCTGTACGTTCAATTTCCCCGGCAAGAAGGCCGGAGGATATGGCCAGGAACTGCAATGGCCACGAATCGGCGCTGTAGACCGCATGGGGGAGCAGGTACCGGGTGACCTGGTGCCGCCTGCCATCGAGAAAGCCACCTATGAGGCCGCCGCCCGCGAGCAGGCCGCGCCTGGCAGCCTAAATCCTGACTTCGTCCCGTCGCAGGTCGTGCAGCGCGAGAAGGTCGGGCCATTGGAGCAGGAGTTTGCGGTGGCCAAGAACGGCAACCCCAGTATCCGACCGGTGATCGGCGTTATCGACTCGCTGCTGTATCCGCTGCTGATTGTGCGCTGCCCGGCGCCGGCGGTGTACGTCGTATGAACGCCGCCGAGATACTGCGGGCCATCGAGGCGCTGGAGCCGGGTATGCAGCGAGCCTACCTCGACTCGATCCGCGCCGCGGTAGATGCCGCGGTGATCGCGGAGGTTGAGCGGCTCATCGCCGAGGAAGATGAGCAGGGCCTGGTGGCGCTGCTGAGCCTGGGCGCGTTGGCAGTCTTCGCAGAGGCAATGCGCGGCGCCTTCCTGGCCGGCGGCCGTTTCGAGATGACCGCCATCATCCTGCCGGCGCCGTTGCGCCGCGAGACTGGTCGTAAGGAGTTCGACCCGTCCACTGATCATGCTCAGGCCCGCGTTGCTGAGCAGGCCCAGCAGATTCGCCAGATCTCTGTCGACGGGGTTCGGGATGCTGTGCGGGCGGTGATGGGCAGCCGGCGAGTAGTTGGTGGGCCATGGGCACCGAGCCCAGGCGGTGGGCTGGGGCAGGCCGGGACTGTCTCACCTCCACAGCCAGCAAGAGGCGCCCGGCAAGCGGCCCTGGACCTGGTCGGTAGAGTGAGCCCGCAGACAGGGCAGCGAACGGGCGGAGTGTTGGGGCTGCCTGGAAACATGGCCCAGTATGTCGTCAACACCCGCCAGCAGTTGCTGAGCGGCGATCCCTCCGAAATGCGCAAGTACTTCGCCAGGACCCGACGCGACCGGAGATTCGACGGCATCGTCCGCCGGGCAATTGAGTCCGGGCAGCCTGTATCCGCTGCGGATGTCGAGAAGATCGCGGGCCGATATTCCGAGCGGCTGCTGAAAACCCACGTCGACATGCTGGCCAAGACCGCGGCGGCTGAATCCTTCAACGCTGGACGTGACCAGGCCTGGGAGCAACTGGTAGCCCAGGGCATTGACCGCAACAAGGTCACGAAGGAATGGCGCGACAGGGCCGACGAAAAGGTCAGGAACAGCCACCGGCACATGCGAGGCCAGACGGTGATTCTCGGGCAGGCGTTCCGCACTGGCAGCGGTGCTCTATTGCGATACCCGGGCGACTCCTCCCTGGGCGCCGGCTACGACGAGATCGCCAACTGTCGCTGTTTCATCATCTATAGCCTGAGGAAGTGACCATGGCAGATATCTACGACCGCAGCCGGAAGCTGGCGGTGCGAATGCTTGCGCCCCGGGTAAGGGGTGGAAAGGGTGCTGAAATGACCCTGCAACGCAAACAACAAGGGGTCTATGACCCTATGGCAGGCGGGGCGCCGGTTATCACGGTTGCTCACCATGGATCGGCTTTCCGCGATTCCTATGCGCAAAGGGACATCGATGGCACTCGCATACACCAGGGCGACGTGAAGTTGCTGGTGTCGCCGGAGAAGCTCGACGGTAGCGAACTCCCGATGCCAACTACTCAGGATCGAATCGTCTTCGACGGGAAGACTTACATCCTGATAGCCGTTATGCCCTGGAACTACGCCGGCCTGTCGGTTGGCTTCGAAGTGCAGGCGAGGGCATAGCATGGCCAATCACATGAGAACCCGCTATGGCGGCCTGTCCGGGTCGTTCTCCAGGACCCTCGAGCAGTTTCGGGACCAGGCCCTGGAAGACATGAATGAAGTATTTCGCCGGGTGATGATCGAGATTGGCTCGACGGTGATTCGCCTGTCCCCCGTGGATACCGGCCGGTTCAAGGGCAACTGGCAGTTCACAGTGGATGCGCCTGCAACCGCCAGCCTGGACAACTACGACAAGGAGGGGCATGACACGGTCGCCCGCCTGGTTGCGGACGTTCAGCACCTGACCTTCGGGCAGACGGCATACCTGGTCAACAACCTGGTCTATTCGATCCCCCTGGAATATGGACATAGCTCCCAGGCCCCCACGGGCATGCTTCGAATCACCATCAACGGGTTCCAGCAGATGGTTGAGCAGGCCGTCCGGGAGGTCTCCGCATGAGCCACGCACGCGCCCGCCAGGCGATCGAGATCAAGCTGGCGGCCTGGGCCTTGGACCGGCCAATTCGCGTGGCGAACTTCGAGCAAGGGTTTGAGCCCGGCCCTGACGAAACCTATCTGCGTGCCTTTCTCCTGCCCGGCATGACCAACTGTCGCTATCTGGCCGGGGAGGCCTACGAGTACTCCGGGGTCTACCAGGTCAGCATCGTTTGCCCGGCGGGCCAGGTAATGAGCACCGCTGAAGCCCTTATTGATGACCTGACCAGTCTCTTCCGCGTGGACTCAACCATCAGCATCAACGGCTTTGCCGGCCTGGTTACCGAGCCGGTACAGCAAGGGCCAACCATCACGGAGCCTGCGACTTACACGGTTCCTGCCAGCTTCACCTACCGCGGCATCGCGGACCAACCGCCCGCTGGGGCATAACCACCGCCACCTGGCGGGCTTTCAAGAGGAACACACCAATGGCCGCAAAATTTCCGCTGCCAAACGGCTCCGTGCTGGAGATCGCCAGCGTGATGGCAGCTGCCGTCGCCTTCACAGCTCTGACCAATGCCGCCCCTCCGGTGGCCACTGCTGCGGGTCACACCATTGAAAATGGCGATGTTCTGCTGGTCACCTCCGGCTGGGCGCTGATCAACGATCGAGCTGTCCGCGCTGCGAGTGTCGCGGCCGACACCTTTGCCCTGGGCGGCCTGAATACCACCAATACCGAGAAATACACGCCGGGAGCTGGCTTGGGGTCGGTGTTGCCCGTCGAGACCTGGGCTCAGATCTCTAAGGTGACGGCATTCACCTCCGCCGGCGGCGAGCAGCAATACCTGACCGTGGGTTACCTGGAGGACGACGATGATCGCCAGTTCCCCACCAACCGGAACCCGATCACCCTGACTATTACCGTCGAGGATCAACCCGGTGCGCCATACGTGGCCCTGGTGGAGGAGTATGGCGATACCAAGGCGCTGACTGTGCTTCGCCTGAAACTGCCCAACGGCGACCAGATCATCTACCCGGGCTTCGTGAGCATCACCAGCACGCCGACCATGGAGCGTAACCAGCTCATGACCAGGACCATCAGCGTCGCGCTGTCCGGCCGCCCAACTCGCTACAACGCTGCCTAAGGATCTCCCATGCCAAAAATCAAGATTGCGCAGAACCCTACGTTCAGCGCCGAGGTTCAAATTCCCCGCGTTGGCGGGGGGACGCAACCGGTTAGCTTCACCTTTCGCTACCTCGATCGCATCGCTCTGGCCAAGCTCTACGACGGCTGGAACAAGACTGCCGAAGAGCAAGCCGAAAAGGCCAAGGCAGACGGCGCGACGCTGGAACAGTTCACCGCTGCCGAAATCCAGCTGCAGGTTGAGCAAATCAAGGCGGTTGTAGTGGGCTGGGGGTTCGACGACAAGTTCACCGACGAGGCCGTTCTTGAACTGGTGAGCACTTGCCTGGGGTCTCCCCTGGCTGTGCTCAGTGCGTACCGGGAAGCGTACGCACAAGCCCGCCTGGGAAACTGAGGGCCGCGGCCCGGGCCTGCCACCACCGAGGCCCGTCTGCCGCGGAACTTGCAGCGGTGGGATTGACCCTCGCTGATATTCCAGAAGAAGAGGTAGAGATCTGGCCCGACCTGTGGCCGGCCTTTCTCCTGTTCGAGGCGATGAACACTCAGTGGCGCGTTGGGCCTGGCGGAGCTTCCGGGCTGGACTACGCCGCGATCCCACCAACGGCTCTTATGCTCGGCATCAAGCGCCGTGATCTTAAAAAAATCTTCCCGGATCTCCGTGTCATGGAGGCAGAGGCGCTGGCCGCTGCGGCTGAGTCGATGGAGTAGCGTATGACCACCATTGCAGAACTTGGTATCAAGGTTGACTCGGATGATGCGGTACAGGCGAGCTCCGACCTCGACCAGATGGCCGCTGCCGGTGCCCGGGTAGAGAAAGCCACAGAGGCGCTCGGAGAGACGTTTGATCAGGCAAAGGCCAGGCTTCTGCAACTCGGCAAGGAAGCCGTTGCTGCAAAAGAGGCACAGGTGGGCCTTGCCAACGTCGCAACGGGGCTGTCTGAGGCTCAGCAGGGGCTGATCAGCTCGACCGCCGCTGCCGCCCAGGCCCAGGCCCAGGTCGCCGCAGCTCAGCGCGCAACAGTTGTATCAACGGATAGCCTGGCAACGTCCAGTGCTCGGGCAGGAGCTGCTGTAAATGCCCAACAGGCGGAACTGCGGTCACTTCTCGAGCAAATCGACCCGGCCACCCGGGCGCTGAATCGCCTGGACGAGCAAGAGCGGAGGCTCGCCCAGCATAAAAAACTCGGTCTGGACCAGGAGGTCTTTACCACCTACCAGGCCAAGATTCAGCAGGCCAGGGAGGCAGTAACACGGCTCGATGACTCGCTGACTCGAACCGGGAACACTGCCAAGCAGACAGCTGCTGCGCTGCGGGGCGTGCCAGCGCAGTTCACCGATATTGTCGTGTCTCTCCAAGGCGGCCAGAACCCGCTGACTGTACTCCTGCAGCAGGGCGGGCAGCTCAAGGATATGTTCGGTGGTATTGGGCCGGCAGCGAAAGCGCTCGGCGGCTACGTGGTTGGTTTGATCAATCCGCTTAGCTTGGCAGCTGCAGCAGTTGCGACTCTTGGAGTGGCCTACTACCAAGGGTCTAAAGAGTCCGACGCTTTTCGGCAGGCCTTGATCAGCACGGGTAACGCCGCCGGCACCAGTTCAACGCAGTTAGCTGCGATGGCCGAGCGAATTGGCTCCACGGTTGGAACCACTGGTAAAGCAGCAGAGGTTCTCGCCCAACTCGCGTCGAGCGGAAAGATTGCCAGTACCAGCTTTCAGCAGATTGCTACCTCTGCGATTGAATGGGAAAAAGCCACGGGCAACGCGACGGAGACAACAATCGCCGAATTCGCGAAGATTGCCGACGATCCCGTCAAGACGCTGGCCACGCTGAATGAAAAGTACAACTTTCTGACGGCTTCGGTTTACGAGCAGGTGCGTGCCCTGCAGGAAAGTGGCGATAAACAGGGGGCCGCTACGGTTGCTGAAGAGGCCTATGCCAGTGCCTTGGCAGAACGGTCCCAGAAGATCCAGCAGAATCTGGGCTCTATTGAAACCGCCTGGAACCTTTTGGCGGGTGCGGCCAAGAAGGGCTGGGATGCGATGCTCAGTGTTGGTCGAGAGCAATCGCTCGATGAACAGATCAGCCACACCCAGAAGATGATCGAGGACCGGAAGACTGGGTTTCTCGCGAAGATTTTCCCTGATGATCTCGGCGAGAACAGCCAATCTACAAGCTTTCTCCGTGAGCGGTTGAACCTTCTGGTTAAAACTCGCGATGCGCTGGCGGCTCAAGCCAAGGCCGAGGGAGACAACGCCAGAATTCAGCGCGAAGGTGTTGTGGCATATGAGGGGTTCCAGAAGTCCCTGGAGGCGAACTTCACCAAGCGCCAGAAAATGAACAAGGCGCTGGCGGATGAGGAAAAGCGGATCGCCGCCGCGAGGAAAGCCGGGTACGCGATTACAGCCGAGCAGGAGGCTGCGGCACTCAAGTCCATCCGGGAAAACTCTATCTACAAAGAGGCTGATCCGAAAAAGCCCAAGCAATATGCAGAAGATGCCGGCACCAAGACTCTGGACCAGGCGCGCCAGCGATACGCGGTGCTGCAGCAGCAAAACACCCTCATTGGGGCCCAGCGGGGCGAAATGCAGAAGCTGGGAGAGGCTGGCCAGGCCCTTGTTCGCTGGGAGCAGCAACTATCAGAGATTAAGGGTAAGAAGACGCTCACCGCCGACCAGAAATCTCTGCTGGCGAATCAGGAGCAAATCACTACCCAGCTGAAGAAAAATGCGGCGCTCGAGCGGGAAATGGAACTGCGCAAGCTGGCGACCGATGAGGCACAGAAGTTGGCGGCCTTCCAGGCAAACGTGAATAGCCAGTTGCAGCGGGCCTCGGTCGGACTGAGCAGTAACCTGGCTGGCGCGGGGATGGGCGACGTTGAACGTCAGCGCATGCAGGAACGGCTGAGCATCGAACAGCAGTATCAGCAGCAGATGGATAACCTCGAGCAGCAGCACAACGAGGGGAGGATCAGCCAGTCCCTGTACGAAAAAGAAACCGACGCTCTACAGCAGGCCTTGGACAAGCGCCTGGAGATGCAGGAAAAGTACTACCAGGACGTGGATCAACAACAGCAGGATTGGTCGCTGGGCGCGCGGTCGGCATTCGCTTCCTACCTTGAACAGGCCCGGGACGTCGCTGGTCAAACCCGGGTGCTGTTCACCAACGCCTTAGGTTCCATGGAAGACGCGATTGTGCAGTTCGCGATGACAGGGAAGTTCTCGTTCGCTGACTTCACGAAGTCGGTCCTGGCCGATATGGCTCGGATTGCAGCACGGCAGGCGGCCTCCTCAGCATTGAGCTCGTTGTTCGGCATGGCGGCATCTGCGGCGTCCTCTTGGTTCGGCGGCGGTGCTACCGGAGCTACCCAGGCTGGGTACACCGGGTCCGGTTTCTCGAACTGGGTTGCTGGCCAGAGAGCTTCTGGTGGCCCAGTGGCGCCTAACTCCCTGTATGAGGTGAACGAGCGCGGCCCAGAGCTTTACAACCAAGGTGGCCGGTCGTTCCTCATGACTGGCGCAAGCGGTGGGAGCGTCACGCCTCTGACTTCTGGGGCGCTTGCCGGCGCAGCAGGTGTCCAGGGCGGCGGGAGCGGGTCAATGATCCAGGTGAACGCACCGGTCAGCCTTACGGTGCAAGACAGGGGCTCAGATGGTATGCAACTGGATCAGCAGGCGCTGCAGCAGAACATGCAGAAGCAGATGCTTGCAGCTGCGCAGAAGGCCGTCGATGACTCCTGGCGCCCTGGTGGAACCAGTTACATGAAAGCCCGCGGACGCGGGTGAATATTGCACAGAAACCATACCCGCTTCGGCGGGTTTTTCATGCCTGGAGTACTCATGGCTACCGAAACCTTCACCTGGAAGCCGAACAACGATCCGGCGGCCACCATTGAGTTTCGTACAAAGTCGGCCAAGTTTGGCGACGGATACGAGCAGCGGGCTCAGGACGGAATCAATAACCGCTCGCAGTCTTGGTCGCTGACGTTTACGGGCCGCAAGGCGCGCATTAAAGAGATCATGGCGTTCCTCGATCGACAGGCCGGCGCGACGCCGTTCTATTGGACTGGCCCGCTGGGTGGACCAATGCTCTATCGGTGTTCCCAGTATCAACCCAAGGCCATGGGGGGTGATGCTTACATCCTCACTGCCACCTTCGAACAGGCATTCCATCCATGACCATCAGACCAATCGACGTTGGACAAGAACCGAACGATGAAACCGGCGACACGCTGCGAGACGGCGGGATCATTATCAACGAGAACTTCGCTGAGCTGGATAGTCGGACCAGTGATGCGGCGAACAAGCTCGCAACGGTCCAGGCGGGAGCCACCAAGAATCGGCCGGATGCCGAGCTGCTGGCGAGAGCGAACCACACCGGAACGCAGTTGGCTGCAACCATTAGCGATTTCGCTACAGCGTCGAAAGCTATTTTGCAGACATACGGACTTGCTGAAAAAATCTTGGATATCCCAGAAGGGCAATTAAACACACTTTCTGTTAACAGTTTTGCGTTTTGTCGTCCTGCTGGTTCTGGAGTTTTGCCGTCACAAGATAATCACTACGTTATCCATCTACAACTAAATGATGCGGGATACGCAACGCAAATTGCATTGAATTTCGTAACAGGCAAACAGTATTCCCGCGTCAAGTCCAACGGCACTTGGCAAGCTTGGCGTTCGGTAGTCAGCGGGGGAGAATTCGGGATCGGAGGTAACGCCCCTGCTCCCGGTGGAACATCGATGAACGTCCGAAATGAAACAGGAATTTACGGTTTTGCCGCTAACTATACTGGATCACCAAATAGTACGGTTGGCGGTGAATACATAATGTTGCAAGGTGCGCCAGTATCCCAACGGGCCACGCAATTGGCGCTATCTCATGATAGTGACGAGTTGTGGTTTCGTCGGGACACTAACGGTTGGCAGCCGTGGAAAAAACTCGTAATGCAGGGTGAATACGGGGTGGGGGCAACATCCCTACAGGCATGCAACGACGCAAATAACGTTGCGGCTAGCGGTGATTTGCTGGTGTATCCCGGAACCCTAAACGGCCCTAACCCAGGCGTATACGGGACAATAAGGACAACGTTCTACGAGAAGTCTTCGAGCAACTGGACGCAACTTATTCTTTCCACGACTGGAAACAAGATGTTTTACAGGGGCTGTATCAACGGTGGAATACAGCCGTGGATGCAGGTTAACGAAGAATCAATAACGAACAGCAACGGGACCGCAGTCAAGTTCTCGGATGGGACCATGATTTGCTGGAAAGAGAGCTCGACCATCCAGACAACATCAAATCAAGTTTCAACGGGTGTCTTTCTCGGCACCGCCGAAATATTTACCTTTCCGGTTCCGTTCGTGACGATTGGGGTTGTCATTGCCTCCGTTTCGTACTCGGCAAATGCCTATTGCTGGGGGTCGGTAGGGGAAGGAAACAACCCGAATCAGTGCCGAATAGTTGGTTTCAGCCATGCGGCTAACGCTCAGTATCAAGCAAGATATCTTGCTGTCGGGAGGTGGCGATAAATGGTCATTATCAAGTTTTCTCCCGTGTGTACGGACAGGTTCCCGCGCCTCGAATCAGTTTTCATCGAGGGCTATGCCATCACCATCAACGGCGAGGCGTTCGACTTTTCTCCGCTTGAGCCAGGTTATGAGCTGGAGCTCGAGGCCATCGACTCGCCTCTGTTCGCCGACAAAGCAGTTATGTCCACCGACGGCGTCCTGTCGATCACCCTGCTCATGCCCTACGACGAAGCCACGGCCACCGACGCCATCCGCTTCCCTGATCCTGTGACCGTGAGTGCCGCCGGCCCGGTGGACATTCCCACCGATCACCCGGCGCCACCTCCTGAGATCCCTACCATCGAGGACGACCATGGACTTCTCGCAGAGCAAGAAAACCTTCACTGAGCAGGACCAGAAAGCCAACGAGGCCCGGGAATACCTGCGCCAGACCGACTGGCTGGTGGTACGCAAGCTGGAAACCGGCAAGGACGTCCCAGCCGATATCGCAGAGAAGCGTGCCGAGGCGCGCAGTCTGATCTAGGCGCCGCCAGCACCCACCCCACCCGCCAGCGTGCGGGTTTCTTTTTGCCTTGAGGAAACACCATGCCGATCACGGCCGATATCCAGACCCTGGAGCCTGGCGCGTGGGTGGAGCTTTTCGAGCTCGACGCCACCAGCCTCGGCGCCGAACTCTACCGCTTTCACGGCTACCCCCAGCAGTCGTCGATCTTCTGGCAGGGGCTCGAGTATTCCCCCTGGCCGATCCAGGCCGAGGGTTTCGAGATGACGGGCCAGGGCGCGCAGCCTACCCCGAAGCTGTCAGTGGGCAACGTTGGCGGCTTCATCACTGCTCTGGTGCTGTATTTCGAGGACCTGGTCGGCGCGAAGCTGACCCGGCACCGGACGCTGGGCAAGTACCTGGATGGCCAGCCCGAAGCCGACCCCGAGGAGGAGCTGCCGCCGGATATCTGGTACGTCGAGCGCAAGGCCGCGGAGGACAACGAAACAGTGCAGTTCGAGCTGTCCAGCGCCCTGGACTTCAACGGCGTGCAGCTGCCACGGCGGCAGATCGTCGCCAACGTCTGCTGGTGGCTCAGCTGCGGTGGGTATCGCGGCCCTTACTGCGGCTACAACGGCGGCCCGGTGGCGGACGTCAACGACGTGATCGTCACCGATGCCGCCAAGGATAAATGCGGCGGGCGCCTGAGCAGCTGCAAGCTGCGTTTCGGCGGGAACAACCCGCTGCCCTACGGTTCGTTTCCTGCGGCGGGCCTGCTACGGAGTTGAACATGAACAAGGCGAACCTTGCGGCCATCGAGCGCCACGCTCTGGCCGAATACCCCCGCGAGTGCTGCGGGTTGCTGATTCGCGAGGGCCGGCGGCGGGTCTATGTGCCGTGTCGCAATACCGCCGCCACCCCCAGCGAGCACTTTCGCCTGGCTCCCGCGGACTACGCGGCAGCCGAGGAGCGCGGCGAGGTGCTGGCGGTGATCCACAGCCACCCGGATTACCCGGCCACGCCCAGCGAGGCGGACCGGGTGGCCTGCGAGGCCTCCGGGCTGCCCTGGCACATTGTCCAGGTACTGGCGGACGATGCCGGCCAACCGCGTATTGGCCAGTGGGCCCAGCTGGCGCCCAACGGCTACCAGGCACCCTTGGTTGGCCGGGCCTTCGCCCATGGCGTGCACGACTGCCTGAGCATCATCCTCGACTACTACCGGCGCGAGCTGGGTATAGAACTGGGCGACTACCAGCGCGAGGACGGCTGGTGGGACAAGGGCGGCAACCTCTACCTGGAGCACTTGCCCGAGGCCGGTTTCGAGCGGGTAGGGGACCTGCGCCAGGGCGACGTGGTGTTGATGCAGATCCGCTCGCCGGTGCCCAACCACGCGGCCATCTACCTGGCCGATGGCGTGCTCAAGAGCGAGCCGGCGCACTACCCGGCGCCGGGCTCCATCCTGCACCACCTCTATGGCCGCGACAGCAAGCGCGACACCTATGGCGGCTACTGGGGCGAGGTCACGGTCAGCATCTGGCGCCACCGGTCCATGATTTCCTGATCAGTGGTATCTTCTGCGGGTCTAACAGGGAGCGGAATTTATGCGAATACTGGTTGCTGGAGCGGCTCTAGCGTTGCTAGCAGGATGCTCCTCAAATCCAATCACTCTGCAGCAAGCTGAGCGGGCACCAAAAGACAAGGTGTATGCATTTCAAGCCGTGCCTCAGGGGGCTCATGGGGCTGTAACAGTCCTAAGAGACAGCGGAATCAATGCCTCTGCCTGTGATTTTTTGATTTATGTCGACGGAGAAAAGGCGGCCAAGCTTGGGACCGGCCAGAAAGTCACTTTCTATGTAAAGCCTGGGGCTATGAACCTTGGGGTGGGATTAGCTGGCACGGGTCTTTGCATGGGGCAGGCCATCCGAACTATCGGGGTCGAAGCAAAATTGGGGCAAGAAAGTGTTTTTCGAGTCAGCTCCGATATGTCTGGAATGTACATAGGTCCATACGTTGCGTATTGACCACTTGGTTAAGCAGCCGCCTTAGGGCGGCTTTTTGTTGCTTGGAGGAAGTATGCCTGATGAAAAAATGCAAACAGTTCTGCTGTCGGGGTCTTTGGCCAAAAAATTTGGGCGCCGCCACCGCATCGTCACTGGTGCTGGATTCAGCGATATTCGCGGATACTTCAAGCAGTTTGCTGGTTTCGAGCAGCATATGATGGACAGCACAAGCAAAGGGTTGCGTTATGCGGTTTTCAATGGAAAAGAAAACCTTACAGAGGACGACCTAGGAAAGCCAACCGGGCGAGACGTGATCCGAATTGTTCCAGTTATTACGGGATCTAAGCGCGCAGGCCTCCTGCAGACCATTGTTGGAGCGGCTCTAATCGTTGCTTCTTTTTTTGTTGCTCCAGGTGCTCAGGCTGCATTTCTTGGTGCTGGCGTTGGCATGACAGCTGGCGGTGTGATCCAGATGCTCAGCCCTCAGGCCAAGGGGCTTGGAACCCAGGACGCCCCCAACAACCGCCCCAGCTACAGCTTCAACGGCGCCGTGAATACCAGCGTCCAGGGCAACCCGGTTCCGCTACTTTACGGCCGCATGATCGTCGGTAGCGCAGTGATCAGCGCAGGGATCTACTCCGAAGACCAGATGTAAACCAGAACCTGCCACCAGGCCCGCCGAGTGCGGGTATTTTTTTGCCCGAAGGAAAGTCATGAGCCAGGAAATTATCGGATACAAGGGCGGCGAGTCGAAGCCGCGGCCAGCGGTGGAAGCCCCGGACAGCCTGCAGAGTACGGCCTATGCTCGGATGCTGGATCTTGTCAGCGAAGGGGAGATCCATGGCCTGGTGGCGGGCGAGCGCTCCGTCTACCTCGACGAAACTCCACTCGCAAATGCCGACGGCTCCCGCAACTTCAGCGGCGTTTCGCTCGATGTTCGAACCGGCAGCCAGGACCAGACCTACATCCCGGGCTTTCCGGCGGTGGAGAGCGAAATCGCTATCGGTGTCGAACTGAAAAGCGACCAGCCCTGGACTCGAGCTATCACCAATCTGCAGCTGTCGGCGGTGCGCGTGCGCTTGTCCGTTCCTCGCCTATCGCAGACGAACACCAGCAATGGCGATACCAACGGCTACACCGTGCAGTACAAGATCGAGCTGTCGACCAATGGTGGCGCCTGGGTCCAGGTCTTGGCGTCTGCGTTCAGCGGCAAGACCTCCACTAAGTACGAGCGCTCCCATCGGGTCGACCTGCCTCCAGCAACCACTGGCTGGCAGATCCGGGTTACGCGCCTGACGCCGAACAGCACATCCGGCGCGATTGCAGATAAAACGAGCATCGATGCAATCACCGAAGTGATCGACGCCAAGCTGCGCTACCCGGGTTCGGCCATTGTCGGCCTGCAGTTCGATGCCTCGCAGTTTCAGTCAATTCCGACCAGGTCATTCGACCTGCGCGGTCGCATTATTCGAGTGCCCAGCAACTACGACCCGGCCACCCGGACCTATAGCGGCGTTTGGGATGGCTCGTTCAAGACGGCCTGGACCGACAACCCGGCCTGGATCTTCTACGACCTGCTGCTGCACTACCGGTACGGCCTCGGGCACCTGCTCAACGCCGCTCAGGTCGACCGCTGGGAGCTGTACCGCATCGGCCAGTATTGCGATCAGCCGGTGCCCGATGGCAAGGGCGGGACCGAGCCGCGCTTTACTTGCAACCTGTTCCTTCAAACGCGCTCCAACGCGCTCGACGTCCTGCAAGACCTGGCTACCACCTTCCGCGGCATGGCCTACTGGGCCGCTGGCTCGGTAATGGCTGTGGCCGACATTCCAGAAGATCCGGTCTACACCTACGCCAACGCCAACGTGATCGACGGCAAGTTCGGCTACTCAGGATCCGCAAAGAAAACCCGCTACACCGTGGCTCTGGTGAGCTGGAACGACCCGACAGACTTCTACCGGCAGAAGGTGGAGTATGTTGACGACCAGGCCGGCATCACTCGCTACGGCATCCAGCAGACAGAGATTACCGCCACCGGCTGCACCTCCCAGGGTCAGGCCCAGCGCATCGGTAAATGGGCGCTGCTGACCAACCGCCTGGAAACCGAAAGTGTGGGGTTTTCCGTGGGCCTGGACGGCTCCCTGGCTCGCCCTGGACAGATCATCCGCATCGCGGACAACGACCGGGCCGGCCGGAGGATCGGCGGGCGCCTGCGCTCATCTACGCTCGACAGCCTGGTGCTTGATGCCGATGTGAAAGCCTATCCCGGCGACACCATCACAGTGATCATGCCCACCGGCAAGGCAGTGTCGCGGGTGATCAAGTCCGTGGGTTACCCAGTAAAGTGGTCGACCCGTGGCATCAAGTGGTCCAGCGGCAGAATGACCATGGATACGACTGGCTTTCCGGCCGAGGTTCAGCAAGTCGTGCTGTCTGAGGATCTTGAGGAGCTGCCACCTCAGCACTCAATGTGGGCCATCGACTCACCGACACTGGCCACGCAACTGTTCCGCGTGATGTCCGTGGCTGAAGATTTCTCGGGCTCGGAGATCAAGTACAGCATCAGCGCCGTGCGCCACAATGCCAGCAAATTCGGTGCGATCGACAACGGCACGCGCATCGAGCGCCCGCCTGTAACTGTGATCCCGCCGAGCGTGCAGAGGCCACCGACGAACGTCACCGTGAGCAACGGCCACTTCGTCGACCAGGGCAGCGCGGTCAGCGTGATGACTATCGAGTGGGAGCGCCCGGATTCTGCCATTGCGTTCGAGGTGTACTGGCGCAAGAACGATGGCGACTGGATCTTCGCCGGCCGCACTGGCAGCACATCTGTCGATGTGAGCGGAATCTATGCGGGGCGTTACGTGGCCAAGGTCCGAGCGATCAACTCCCTGGATATCGGTTCGGTGTTCGCCACCTCGGTCGAGACCGTACTCAATGGCAAGACCACGCCGCCACCGGTTCCATCGTCATTTACCGCGGCCTCGATCGTGTTCGGCATCAAGCTGGCCTGGGGCATTCCGGCAGGGCTCAACACCGCGGACGTGCAACGGACCGAGATTTGGTACAGCCAGACAAGCGACGTAGCGACGTCCATCAAGTTTGGCGACTACGCCTATCCGCAGACCGACCTGACCATCATGGGCCTGGCCGCCGGCGTACGGTTCTACTTCTGGGCCCGGCTGGTGGACCGCATCGGCAACGTAGGGGCATTTCGCGGACCGGTCACTGGGCAGTCGTCCTCCGACGCCGGCCCGATCCTCGAGTACCTGAACAACCAGATCACCGAGACGCAGTTGAGCCAGCACCTGCTCGAGAAGATCGACTCCGGCGGCGGTGCGTCGGTTGAGGTCGAGCAGATCAAGACAGAGCTCGCTGCGATGTACTCGATCAAGACGCAGCTTACGGTGGACGGGAAGCCCTACCTGGCGGGTATCGGCGTTGGGGTGGAAAACAACGAAGGCATCATCACCAGCCAGGTGCTGATCGCCGCAAGTCGGTTTGCGATTGTCGATCCGAACACAGCGAACACGTTCTATCCGTTTGTTGTTCAAGGCAACTCCGCATACATCCAGTCTGCATTCATCGAGAACGGGTCGATCAACATGTTAAAGATCGGCAGTAACCTGACTTCAAACAACTACGAGAAAGATGTTTCGGGTTGGGCATTTTTGCCAGACGGGACTTTCCAGATGATGGGGCAAGTTGGAGGAGGAAATAAATTGGTGATTAATAATAGCGGGATTTATATCTACTACCCGAACGGCGTTAAAGCTATCGACTTGAGCGTTGACGCATCATGAGCGCAGGACTTGTTACAAGAGATCAGTCCGGTAGTATTACGGCAGACATGACTAAGTACCTTAGTCAGTCTGTTGGCTTTGTTACTACAAACAAAGAGAATGGGTCTGCATCTATAACCATGCCAGCAGGCAAGAGCTATTTCTATACCATTGCCCCGCTTGAACCTAGCGTGCGTTCGGCTGGTAAGCCGCCTGGAGTGACGCTCACAAATAACCTGATAACTTGGCAGTATCGTTTGCCTAGCGGTTTTCCGATCAATTGTAGAATCTATTACGGATACTTTTAATGGCTACAGCAGCATTAATCGCCAGGAATCCTGATGGTAGCATCCTGTACGATACGTCAAAGTCTATTTATGGCTTGATCAAGAGCGGTCCAGTGGAGTTTGCTGAGACTTGGAGGCGCACCCAGCCAACCGGAGGCCCTCATATCTACTACGATAATATCTATAAATTCGTGGTCAGGAATGCGATAAGTCCTATTGTTTTTGTAACTGGTGCGTGCAATCAACCCATTGTCTCAAAAGAGGGAGATAGCACGGTTTTCTATTTTGCTGGGCAAGTAGCCGATATTAAGGTTTATTGTTTTGACTTAATGGCGCCAATTTTTACAGGGCCGGCACTTAAAACAAGGGCTAAAGATGGATCTTTCACGTTCAACAGTCTACAGCAGCCTCTAAATATTATTGGTACCTCTACGGCGCCACCACCCCCACAAGCTGAGGACCAGTGGGGCACGCCATTTGGTCGTGCAGGCTACTACAGAGTAGTTGTTCCTCAATACAATGTTGGTGGTAGTTATCTTGGTGGTTACCCTGAGTACGGGTTCATATACCAGCTAAACCCAAGTAAGACGTACGCGGCATACATCCCGTGGAGCAGGGGATGTTTTTTCCAGAACCAGTTACCTGTAGGGCAGGACATCATGCGTGGCGGCCTGCACGAAGGTTGCTACGGTCTAGAAGGCATGGTCGTGCACAATATGTGGACTTCCCCAGAGTCAACCTATGGAAAAATCAATGGTTATCCAGGCACTCCGCAGGGTACTTGGGGGACTGCTACTGATCGTATTCCTCAATGTCCTTATATTGATATTTCTGAATATCAATATCCTTTTGATCCTCCCCGATAAGCAATAGCTGCAAGCGCGGCTTGATCTAACGAAACAACACCCGACCACACCCGCCAACGAGCGGGTATTTTTTTGCCTGGAGAAAACCCATGACCCAATCCATTCCCCGCGGTGTGCGCAATCGCAACCCTGGAAACATCGATTTCAATCCTCGCAACCAATGGGAGGGACAGCTCGGCAAGGAGCCAAATGGCCGCTTCGCAATCTTCGACACTGCTGAGAACGGCATCCGCGCCCTGGGCAGGCTGCTACTCAACTACCGCGGAAAGGACGGCATGCCCGGCGTCGGCGGGCCCGGCATCGATACACCCCGCGAGTTCATCACCCGCTGGGCGCCCGGGAACGAGAACGACACCGAGGCATACATCGTTGCAATCGCTAAGCGCCTGGGTGTGAAGGTAAACGACGCGATCGACATCAAGAACCCGGCGACTCTGCGTGCCGTGATGCTCGGGATCATCGTGCACGAAAACGGCGGCAACCCGTACCCGGATGCGGTGTTCGAGGAAGGCCTGCGCAGGGCCTTGAAGTGAGCGGCTGGGCGCTACGCCTGCTCGGCGCCGGCCTGCTGATCCTGCTCGGCATGGCCGTCGGCAGCTGGGCGACCACCGCTCATTTCCGGCCGCTGCTGGACGCCGAGCAGGGCCAGGTAGCCAGCTGCAAGGCGGCCCGTGAAAACCTGGCCGATCTGGCGCAGGAGCAGGGCAGGGCTCTGGGTGAGCTGACCCTGGCCGCGAATGCTCGCCAGGCCAGGGTGGAGCAGGCGGTGGAGCAGGCGAAGGCCGGCGCCCAGGCTGACTACGCAGCGGCCAACCGGCTGCAGCAAGAACGCACCGGCGGCGATCAGTGCACTGCCTCGGCATCAATCATCGATCAGGAGCTTGGGCTATGACCAGTTGTAGGGTGGGCCCACCTGGCCACCAGGGAGGGCCTGCAGGAGTAGCGAAAATGTGCAGGAGTAGCTGGAAAGTGCAGGTGCTGCTGGCATGCCTACTCTTGACCGCCTGCGCAGGCCATCGGGAGCCCGAGGTGCGCACCGTGCGTGTCGAAGTCCCAGTGCAGGTGCCGTGCCGTGTGCCGGCCGTTGCTGTGCCGCCTTGGGCCGCTGCTGGCCTGCGCAAGACCGACAGCCTGGAGGTGAAGGTGCGAGCTCTGCTTGCAGAGCGCCGACAGCGGATCGGATACGAGCGGCTGCTGGAGGCCGCGGTATCGGCGTGCATGTAGCGTAGCAACACCCCAACAGCGCTGGCGGACAACCCCCAGCGCACAATTCAACGGCCCACCTTCGAGCACCTCGAGAGCCAACAGGCCCGGCCCCTGTAGAAAGAGAGCCGAAGTGACAAGTCCAATAATTCCATGGATGGGCGGCAAGCGCCGCCTGGCCGACCGCTTAATCCCGCTTTTTCCACCACATGAGTGCTACGTCGAGGTGTTCGCCGGCGGCGCGGCACTCTATTTCATGCGACCTCAGCCTGCGCAGGTGGAGGTGCTGAACGATCTCAACGGCGACCTGGTCAACCTCTACCGCGTGGTACAGAACCACCTGGAGGAGTTCGTGCGGCAGTTCAAATGGGCGCTCAGCTCGCGGCAGATCTTCGAGTGGCAGAAGATGACCAGGCCTGAGACGCTAACCGACATCCAGCGCGCCGCCCGCTTTTTCTACCTGCAGCAGCATGCCTTCGGTGGCAAGGTCACCGGCCAGACATTCGGTACCGCCACTACCGGCCCGTCGATCAACCTGCTGCGAATCGAGGAGAACCTGTCAGCCGCCTGGCAGCGCTTGGCTGGCACATACGTCGAGAACCTTACCTGGCTTGACTGCGTTGAGCGCTACGATCGAGCGCACACGTTCTTCTATATGGACCCACCTTACTGGCGGACAGCGGGCTACGGTGTCGACTTCCCGTTCGAGGAGTACGAGCGGATGGCCAACTTCATGCGGCGCTGCAAGGGGCGTGTGATGGTTAGCATCAACGATCACCCGGATATCCAGCGGGCGTTCGATGGGTTTCACTTCGAACGCCTGGACATCAGGTACACCACAGCGAACCAGCGGCACGGCCAGGCCGAGGTGACTGGCGAACTGGTGATCATGAATTGGGAGCCTGCAGCACTAGGTGGGTTGTTCTGAAAATAAAAAGCCCCGGTCAGACCGGGGCTTTTTTCTGCCTATTCGGCAGTTGACTCTAGAGTGACACAGGTACTTTCTAAGCTGCCTATTCGGCAGTGGGCTGTAGCAGCTCCTTTTTTTAGCCGCCCTTGGGGCCTCTGTCAATGCGCAGCGACTTAACCTCTAGCTTGTGCATCAGCAGGTGCCACATTGCAAAGCTCATGTTCTGCTTCGTTGAGGCTCCGTCGGCGGCAGTGTACTTCCTGAAATTTTGTGGGGTGACACCTACCATGCCTGCAGCGGTAGAGCCAGGAACCCCTGTGAGGCTTCCTTCTCCGACAATGTGTCGGATCTCCCAACTGGTGGGGGCTCGCCATTCGGCGGGGTTATCGGTCACAACTTCCTCTGGGAGCAAGCCGCAGATCCATGCCCGGGCTGGGGCCTTATGTTTTGCAACCCAGCTTGGAAAGTCCGCCAGGTAAATGTCCTTGGAGCGCTTGTGGTTTGAGCTGCGTAGCCAGAATGTCGAGCGATCATCGATCAGGCCAGGGGTTAGGCCGAGGTCGCCAACAACCGCAACGGTTGCGACGGTTTCGTCTGTATCGGCGTTGACCAGGTGCACAGTTTCGGGGGCGTGTTGGGCTGACATTTCACTGATGAACCGGCCTACATCGCTTTCAAATAGTTCCCGCACCTGGGCCTGGGTCGCCGAGGAGGGCGCCACTCGGTCAGCCAGATAGGTGTGATCGTACTTAAGCTCCCATGAGGTGCTATCGACGCCTGCCACCTTCAATTTTCTGAGGGGAACCAGGGTAAACGGGCCGTACTGGAACGCCGAGGCCATGATTATTTGGCCTCCGCGATGTAGGCATTTACGCGGGTCTTCTTGTTGATTTCGTACTCTTTGCCGAAGCCGGTCACAACATAACCGGTATCGACTTTGACCCATTGTTCAGGACGCTTTCCCCGTCCCGGGTTGTCGATGCTCTTAAAGTCGACCAGCTTGGCCCCTTCCTCACAGCTACCGGGTTTAGTGACAACATGCAGCTTCCCGCTGGTAGTTTCTTGAATGACTCCCCAGACCTCGCCGGCATCCGCTTTGCGTGAGTCGTAGGAATAAATGGTGGTAGTCATGATCGTCTCCGTTGGAGGTACAGCGCTAGCTTGATTGCCGTGCTGATGACTAGACTATACATAGCGCGAATCGCGCTATCAATGGGGGCGGTGACCGTCTATCGGTTTGACGAAACGCACCCTCTGGCAACGAACCCATGGCCAGCGCAGGCCTGGCACTCCTCGCGAGTGGCGAACCGGTCTAGGCATACAGGGCACTTCTTGAACGCTGCAGCCAGAAGTAGCGGCCGGGCGCGCTGGTACGTTCCGAAGTCGTGAGCTTCCAGGGCCACCTGAGCGCACTCCGCAAGCGCTCGATAGGCGTCCGGATCATCTATGTTCGTGTACTCGATGCCGTTGATTCGTTGACCCGTTATCACCAGGTCATGCATCCGGCCGTCTGGGGTCGTGATCGTCATGCCTTCCATATTCCAAACGGCGCCGGTCATGCGGAACACCAGGCGCCGATCTCCCCTTTCCCCTACGATTTGCGCGGCATAGTCCTTACTGTCGGCTGGGTAGTAGATCCGGCCGTTAAGCTGACCGATGCTCGGCCCGCCATCCCTGGCAACGAGATCATAGAACGCCGATGGCATGAAATCGGGCGCACAGTCGATCAGCGTCTCGACGGCGTGCCAGTACGCGGCATCGGCCACTTCGTCGAGTTCGAATTTCTCGGCGGCGCTGATGAACTGGTCGTTGAGCATGTCTTGCGAGAGGAGTCGGCACATGCTGCGGTACGTCTCAGGGTGGTTGAAACGTTGTTCGTGGTCGTCGAGATAGCGGCGCCATTGCGCCATCCGCTCGGCTTTCGCGCCTGGTGGGGGTAGGGGGTGATTCTTCATCGGATCAGACTGCTTTAACTGATACTGTATTTGCATACAGTAATCGAGGGTTGGCATGTCTGCGATTTGAGGCGACGAGGTGTATGGGGAAGGGGGCTGGTGTTCGGTCGGCAGGACGCCGGAGGCGGGAAAACTGGACGTACCAATTTTTGTACCAATGAGGGCGGGTCGTGTGTGCTTGGTGCGTAGTCGTGGTGGGTAGAACCCCAGAAAGCGCTGGGGTTTATCCCGCTGCGGCCCGCTGGAAACCACAGAAAACATCTTATGAGTATGGCTGAAGAACTGTCGATTGCTCTTCAGCAGTCAGGCGAAAGCCCTTAAAAACCAAGAAAAAACCCAAGTTTTTGCTGAACGGTAGTGTCTGGCCGGTCCCTGGCGCCAGGGAAGGGAGCCTTGAGAGCCGCTGGCGATGAGAGCGTCGAGAATAGTGCATTTACGGAATGAAAAAAGCCCGCCAATGGCGGGCTTTTTCAAGAACCGGAAACTCAGCTGTGCAGCGTTTCGGCGGCGTACAGGGTGTTTTCCAGCAGGCAGGCGCGAGTCATGGGGCCTACGCCACCTGGCACCGGCGTAATCCAGCCAGCGCGGGGCAGGGCGGTGTCATACACCACGTCGCCTACCAGCTTGCCGTCTTCCTGGCGGTTGATGCCGACGTCGATGACGATCGCGCCTTCCTTGATCCATTCGCCCTTGACCAGGCCCGGCTTACCGGCGGCCACGACCACCAGGTCGGCACGGCCGACATGGCCGGCCAGGTCCTTGGTGAAGCGATGGGTCACGGTCACGGTGCAGCCTGCCAGCAACAACTCCATGGCCATGGGGCGGCCGACGATGTTGGATGCGCCTACGACTACCGCATCCATGCCGTACAGGTCGGCACCGGTGCTCTCCAGTAGGGTCATGATGCCCTTGGGGGTGCAGGGGCGCAGCAGCGGGATGCGCTGGGCCAGGCGCCCGACGTTATAAGGATGGAAGCCATCCACGTCCTTGTCCGGGCGGATGCGCTCCAGCAATAGAGAAGAGTCCAGGTGCTCCGGCAGAGGCAGTTGCAGCAGGACGCCATCGATATTCGGGTCATCGTTGAGGCGGTCGATCAGGCCGGCCAGGGCTTCTTGGGTGGTATCGGCCGGTAGATCGTAGGCTTGGGAAAGGAAGCCTACCTCTTCGCAGTCTTTACGCTTGTGCGAGACATAAACCTGGGAGGCCGGGTCGCTGCCGACCAGAATCACCGCAAGACCAGGAGTACGCAGGCCTTGCTGGCGACGCTCGGCGACACGCTTGGCGATCTGCTGGCGCAGGCTAGCGGCGATCGCTTTGCCGTCGATTAGTTGTGCAGTCAT